ACCATTTCTCTGGTCAACCCGATTTCATCACCAACTTCTTGAAGTGTCATTGGTTGGTAACCATTAAGACCAAAAAGCATTTCCATGATTTTCTTGTTTCTTGGTTTAAGTGTTGACAAGGCAATATTGATTTCTGACTTGATGTCAGTATCACCCAACAAATGGTCGGTTCTATCTGCGTCCTCATCAAACATTAAATCAGAAACACATGTGGCGTTACCCTCATCTGAATGGATTTCTCTATCCAAAGAATCGATAGTCATTCCGTTAAGGCTATCCAACAAACGGAAATCATCTGATGACATTTCTCTAGAAAATTCAGAGATAACTTCCTCGATGTCAACTCTGTGACAGTTCTTTTGTTCAACAGCTGAAATGTATTTGTTCAACTTTGACAATTCGTTGATACGATTTGCTGGGATACGTACAGTCTTACCGTAGTTAGATACATATTCCATGATTAATTTTCTCACCCACCAAACAGCGAACGAAATGAATTTATACCCTTTGGTTGGGTCATATTTCTCCACGGCTTTGATAAGACCGATGTTGCCCTCGTTTACCAAGTCTTCCAATGAAATCTTATCAGTGGCGTATTGCTTAGCCACAGAAATTACGAAACGCAAGTTTTTAACCACCAATTCTTCTGAGGCTTCTTTGTCACCATTTACGGCTCTTTCAGCCAACTCAGCTTCTTGTGCTGGTGTTAACATTTCGATTTCACTAACTTCTCTCATGTATTGAACGAAAGAAGAATTTTCTCTACTGGTAATCTTTTGATTGATTTTTAACGCTTTCATATACTGTAATTTTAATTATTATGGGGCAAAGATAATACTTTATTTTTATTCTCCAAAACTTTTTTTCAAAGTTTTTTTCATGTCTCGGTCTAAGTCTTTTTCTTTTATAGCTAATGACTTGTCTCTCACGTTTTTACCCTTAGCAAGACCGACAATAATTTTTATAAGACCCTTGTCGTTTAACACAATTTGTAAGGGAACTATTGTTAAACCTTTCTCACCAACTTTCTGACCGAGGCGTTCAATTTCAATTTTTTTGGCCAACAGCTTTCTATCTCTGTTAGTGTCGTGGACGTAATTCTTAACACCACCGTTGTGTGGTGCCACATACATGCCCTTAACAAACAATTCACCCTCAGATATGTAGCAATAAGCCTCACTGATAGATGTTCTAGAATCTTTTATTGGTCTTATTTCAGAACCCTTTAATTGAATCCCGCATGAGAGTGTGTCAAGTATTTGGTATTCATAATACGCTTTACGATTCGATATTAGTGTTTTCATGTTTCTTTATAATTTTGGTTGATATATAGATTAAATCTATCGTTTTTACTTTTACTATAACATCCTTACGCCCATCCCTCTGATACAACTCGTATGGGTCTTTTACTTTCCCCACTTTTTTACCAGTCATTTTGGTTCTCATAAAGTCTTGTAATTTTAGTTTGTCAACTAAAATCCAATAATCTTCTGTTTCAAAAGCAAAGTAATCAGCTTCACCATATAACCAAGACAATTTTCCATGAACGTTTTTAATTTCGACCCAATGGAAATTCTCGTTATAAACAGTATCGTAGCGATTTTCTTTTTTGATTGCTTTTACATCAATCTTTGTTGTTAGTTTCAAATCCCAATGTTCATACATGTCTTGTTCTTTGGTGGATGGTGTGACATTGGTGAAAAGGTTTGCAAACTCAGCTTCGCTTAATTTGCCAATAATAAATTCTTTATTGTTCATTGTTTAAAATAATCTTTCTGGCTAACGGTTCACCATTTTGAATCACCAAATATTCATTACTGGTCCCAAGACAATCAATAGCTATGACATTTCCAGCCATATGCATTTGTCGAACAGTAGTGTGACCAACAACGTATGTAAACCCCTTGACCATATTTCTGAGCAAAGATGGAATTCTAACCCAGATTGGTGATTGGGTTACATCATCACCGCTTCGGTCAAGATTTTCACCATATTCAAATCTGAACGCTTCCATGTTTTTCATAAACTTAACGTTTACAGATTCTTCAATGTTATACAAGTCAATTTCGTTGTTCTCAACCCAAGTTTGTGTTAGTCCAGCATGTGAAAAAATGTATTCATCAAACACGTGACACACTTGCAAGTGACCAGAAGTCAAAGCTGGTTGCAATACTTCGTTAATATCCATTGCAGCATACTGTTGATAACCTGAATAGGTTTCACCACATCCTTTAAGATAATGAAAGTCATGGTTGCCGATAAGCAAGAATACTTTGTCTGGGTTGGCTTTTTTAAATTCTAGAATTTCTTTGAAGTTTTGAATTTGAGTAGATGCGTCGATACCGTCTCTGGTGTCAAAGTAATCACCAATAAAAATAAATTTGTCAAAGTCTTCTTCAACCTTGACAATTTGTTTCCATATATCACGACCATGTGTATCGCCTAAAGCAACAATTTTCATATTCAGTACTATTTTTTGCAAATATACTAAATAAAATGAAAAAAATCAATTTTTTTTTAATATTTTTTAAAACAATTAAACTATTGGGGTAAATTAATTGTATGTCCAGTTTGATGAATCATTGTGGTTATCTAATTCGATATTATGATGATGACCATGGTGTTTGTCCTTTTTGTTATTTCTAACAATACTCATGATTCTATTTTTGATTTTGTATGTCTTTTGAATTATGTTTACAATTTTTTTCATGTTTTTAATTTTTTAATTTTAATAACCATTGTAATTTGGCTTTAATGTTATATAAATTCAAACTAAAACTTTGTAACCATGTGATAAACTTTCTATATTTGTAAGCGAATTTTAGTTTTTTAACAATACCTTCATGTGAGGTAGGTGACACTTTCATTATCCATGGCATCCAACTTATATCATCAGAAGCCACTATTGGAACCTTAGCTGTAACAAAATCAGCTGTTACAATATTGAAAGATTCCGAGAAAGATACTTGCATTCCGATATCCATTTTAGAAGCAACTTCTAAAAATTCAGCGTGTTTGTACCATCTATGTTCAATCAATTCATGTTTAGAATGTTCAAACAACGCTCGAATATTTTTTAACACATTATCCCCAGATTGTTCAGTTCTAGTTCCATTGATATGGAATCTTAATTTTTTACCAATAAGCTCAGCAAATTCAATAGCCGCCATTGCTTGTTGGTATGTATTTTTCATTGGTCTAATAGCACCGAAAGAACCAATATCAACGTGGTCATTACTTTTCACATGCTCTTTTGGTGTGAATGGTTTTGCTTTATAAATATTAGGTAAAAAGATAAACTTACCTTCTGGGAAACAGTAACTTAACTGTTCCGTTAGTTCAGTTGTGTTAGGAGCTATTTCAATTTTCAAATCATCGATAGAAGCATATTGTTTAATCCATCTAGTTGCGATACCTTCATTGGCCAAAAATGGCGCTTTTGAATGTAACCTTACTATCCATCTTCTGTTCTTGTGTCTTTGGATTTGAAATAATTCTTTGAATTTTGCTGGTGGAACCCATATGGCCTCAATTATAACTACATCTGGATTGAATTTAGTAACAACCTTGTCGATAGCATTTGAGTCAACAACTGGGGTGATTTTGGCATCAAAATCATTTTCATTTAGATAATTAACAACAAAACTAGCAGAATTAAATAACCCAGAAGTGACACCATAAGTGTCTTTTACTCTGTCACATGTTATAAATTGTATACGTTTTTTTGGTCTTTTTTCTTCCATGATTGTTGTTTAATAATAAATATATAAACAACGTCTAAACTAGTATTTTTTTTATGTTAATTTTGTAGAATTTTTTGTGGCTAGGGCAGGGCTCGAACCTGCGACCTCTCTTTGCTTTTAACAATGTTATTACGTCTAATAACGAGCGCTCTACCAACTGAGCTACCTAGCCGTTTTCTAGTCTATTCCCAGTGTCAACCATGGCAGTAAAGTGTTCTAGACCACTTTTGTCAATTACCTATTGCTAGGGACTTAACCGTTGGATTTCTTGCGGCCAATATTAGGGTCTTCACCTAAAAGAGACTCTTGTTCTCGGAAACCACTTGTGCTTCCATCGCCTTTTGCGACTCTTGACCTAATTGTGATGCAAATATACTAACTTTTTAATCTAAAGTCAAATTTTCACCAAATTATTTTTTAATTTCAACCACAATTGGTTTATTTTGAACGTTGTAGTTGAAGTTTAGCGTTGATGCGTTGACAAACACACCACCATCTGGGAACTCAAATTTACCATAAGCCTCATGTATGTGACCACACACAAACAATTTTAAGTTTGTCATTTCAGCTGACTTCTCCAACAGATAAGGACAACCAGTAGATACACCTCTTAGAGTCAAATCCAAGATACCTTTCATTGGTCCGTGTGTAATAAGAACATCAGTGTCAAGCGGTATCATATCCCAATGTCTGCAAATGTCAGTACCCATTCTGTTGAAAGCCCAATCGTAGAACCATGGTTGAACTGGTGAACCCCAGAACTTTACGCCATCGATTTCAACACCACTATCATTTAGATAAGTAATGTTTGGGTACTTTTCTTGAAGCATTTCATTAACAACAAAACCAGTTGTCTTTTCAAACCAGAAATCATGATTCCCAGCGATAAAAATTTTATGTGTGTATGGTAATTCATTGAACCATTCTAAGAAGGCTTCAATTTCTTTAAAGCTACCTCTTCCTGACACATCACCAGCGTGTACCAACACATCCCCACCTTCTAACCAATCAGGTGGGATGTGCAAGTGTTGATTATGTGTATCGCTTATGCAAGTTATTTTCATTACGAAAAGTTTTCATTTATGTCGAATGAACCACCAGAACCTGAACCTGAGAAGTCACCACCCCCAAATCCTTCTTTAAATGATTCATCGTTATTATTTAACGCATCACCAACAATGGCGCCTAGTGGGTTTCCACCTACCATAGTCCCAATCATTGCTGAATCTGTAATGTAACCAATCATTGCTGATTCAACAAAAGAATCATCGTTGTTTACTCTTACATTTGTTGTTTGAGTTTGACCAGTGTTTTCTCTATGTTTGAAATAACTTTTAACATAGGTATCGTCTTCGGCCACATACAAACCATTCTCATCTTTCTTGTTAATGGTCTTAGCAATCGGTGTGAACTCAGTAATGCGTTTTAAGTATTGTCTATTTTCAAGAGCACCATGCCAAATGTGGTACAAGTCACCTTCAACGTATCCCAATTTACCCTTGGTCTTTTTAAAGAATTTTTTAGACCATTTGTTTACAGCGTCAATGTCTTCGGTAAACGATTTTGTAATACACTTATGACACAAGTGACCAGCAGCAGCGTGTGCTATGATGTGGTCAGCCCCACCAACAAGCGCTTTGTCATACAAAGGCATTTCGTCTAATAGACTTCTTTTAGCTCCCCATGCAAAACCAACGTGACCGTGTTTGTCATAGTTATGGTCATCAGAATAGTTTGTGTTTACGTAGTTAGCAGCAAAGCTTGTCCACATTCTTGGGTGGCGATGGCTTGTTGCTGTTAAATATCTGTAAGAGTCCAAATTAAAATCTGGTTCGAATTGGTCCTTTTCCAAGTGAACGCAGTATTCAAACAGTTGAACGATACGATTTTTCTGTAATTGTTCAACGGCATCAACTAACCATCTTTTGTTTGTGAACAACACATCAGCATCAACCCACATTACGTATTTAAACGAAGCTGGCAATTTTTTAATCAAACCATTTAACAATGTTTCTTTGTGCCAAAGAGTTGTCTGTGTATGTACAAGACTAAAGTTAGGGTTTGTATGGTCCAACTCTGGTTCATCATCACCAATAACACATTCAACAATTCTGTGATTCAAATGCTTGATTGATTCATAAAACTTGTTAAAAGCAATCAAACGATAAGGATTTTTTTCTGGGTTGAAGTAACAAGCTACAATAACAGCCTCTGGATGGTTTACATATCCGTTATTGGTTACGCTAAGGAAAAGATTTTTGATTAATTGGAATATTCTCATTTTGTTTTTATTTTAAATTCTTCGCAAAGATACCAAAAGAATTTTAATCTTCCAAACAAATTTATGAATTATTTTTCTTTTCTTTTTCTTCTTTTAGTTGCATGTATATCGTTTTACTACCCTTAAATCGAGTTGAAGCTCCGAACTCTCTTATGTGAGTCTTAGTTGTCCCACTGGCGTCTAAGTGTTTGTATTCCATATTCAAAAGTTGATGGGTTGTTACTCATTAAGCGTTCTGACGCTCTTTCCACAGCGCCATCATACCATACGTCGTAACGTTTCATTATGTATTCATAGATACTTGGTGATTGACTACCAAAAATAGATTCAATCTTAGGTCTAGTTAACTCACCATGACCAATCCATGTGACTTTCCAGTTTCTTGGACCCAATGTTACAACTAGCTGACTGAACAAATCATTTATCTTTTCATCAATCACAGTATCTTTATACCATGTTAACAAATACTCGTTGGCATATTCTCGTTGTTGGAACCCTTCAAACTTCAATTCGTTTTCAAAATCTGAAATAGCCTTGTCAAAAGATAATCTATCTGAATCAACCTTTTTTAGGTATTGAATATGCTTTTCCAACTTAGGTAACAAAACGGCTTGATTGTAATAGTCTGACAAGTATTCTAAAATAAAAGACTTTTTGTATTTTTCAGAATCACCAAATTTTTTCAATAACTCCTCTGAAATCTTAACAAACCCCTTATTCAAATTTTGTTTTTTAACAAAATCATCCAAGTCTTTTACAAGTTTTCCTTTTTGGTCGGTTATCCACTCACTTACAATGTTGTATGTGCTGTGTTCACCACCACCAAAGTCTCCTAGAATCAGTCTTAATTCAGAATGAAACGCATCAATAGATAATGTTTTGTTTTCTACTTTATCATAAATTTTAAATTGGTCCGACAATTGAACAACATAATTTCTATTTACAAAATTCGTAATAATCTTTTTATCAGTCATATATCTAATTTTTACCCAATATAGTAATTTTATGTGTAAAAATAAATATTAAAGATTGATTAAAGATAAATTTATGTTCTTTTTTTCAATGTCTACACTAGATACAATTACATGAACCATATCACCAAGTCTAATTTTGTGACCTGTGTTGTAACCCTTGATACAATGGTTATTCACATCAGCTTGATACGTATCCCCTTGTACCTCAGACAACTTGATAAGTCCCTCACACTTGTTTTCAAGTATCTCAACAAAGATACCGTACTCAGTAACCGAACTCACGATTCCCTTGAATACTTTGCCAATGTTATCATTCATGTAAACACATTGCATGAATTTGATTGAATCTCTTTCAGCCTTTTGAGCCTTTTGTTCTCTGGCCGACAAGTGTTGACACTTGGTTTCAAGCTTCTCAATCTTTGGCAGCGTTGGTTTGTTTTCCAAATACAAACTAAGCAATCTGTGAACGATTACGTCTGGATAACGTCTGATTGGACTGGTAAAGTGGCTGTAGTCTTTGAATCCAAGACCGTAGTGACCAATGTTCTTTGTAGAATAGTTGGCTTTCTGCATGGTTCTTACAACCAAGTTGTTAATCATGTCTTCCTCAGCAGTTCCTCTTACATCAATCAATAACTGATTAAGAGACCTTGTGGTTTCCTCTGGTGTGTCTATGCGTATGTCATATCCAAACTGTGAAATAAACTCTTTTAAAGAGGCTAATTTTACTTCGTTTGGTTTGTCATGGGCTCTGTTTACGTTAGGCAACCCTCGGCTGTTTATGTATTGGGCAACGTGTCTGTTTGCCAACAACATAAATTCCTCAATCAACTTGTTTGAGTCTTTGGCAACCTTGAAGTGAATACCAATTGGCTTGTTGTTTTCATCCAACTTGAACTTAACCTCTTGCTTGTCAAAGGAAATTGAACCTCTCTTTGAACGAGTCTTACGCATTCTCTGAGCTATCTTATTTAACAGTCTAACAGCATCAAACATTTTCTTTACTTCCGTAGCATATCTCATACTACTATCAATATTCATGTTTTTTATAAATTCAAAATCAGATATGTCAGTTTCCCATTTACCTTCCGATTCAATAATTGTTTGCGCTTCTTCGTATGTAAGTCTACAATCAGAGTTTATTACAGTTCTACCGAACCATTCTTCCAACACATGACCGTTTTGGTCAATCTTAAACACCGCTGAGAAACACAACTTGTCCTCGTTAGGTCTAAGACTACACAATCCATTAGACAAGTTCTCAGGAAGCATTGGAACACATCTGTCAACTAGATACACACTGGTACCTCTGGCAAACGCTTCTTTATCCAACTGTGTATCTGGTCGCAAGTAATGTGATACGTCAGCAATGTGAACACCAACATACAATTCACCGTCAACCCATTCAACACTCAACGCGTCATCAAAGTCTTTAGCATCCGCTGGGTCAATGGTAAACGTCAATACGTTACGCATATCTCTGCGCTTGTCAATCTCAGCTTGTGTGATTTCTGTTGGGATTGCTCTAGCCTCAGCCAATACTTCTTCATCAAAGTCGTATGGCAACCCATATTCTTCAAGAATACTGTGGATTTCAGTTTCGTGTTCACCAGCTTCACCCAACACCTTAACAACTTCACCGTTAGGGTTCTTGGCATCATCTTTCCATTCAGTAAGTCTAACCACAACCTTTTGCCCATCCTCAGCGTTATTAATCGCGTTTAATGGAATATAAAAGTCAACTGGTAGTTTGTTACTATCAGGGATAAAAAATGCGAATTTGGGACTTATTTGAAGCGTACCCACAAACTCTGTTCTGAATCGTTCAACGATTTCAATTACTTCACCTTCCATTGCACGACCAACACCTTCTTTCACACGGATTTTAACTTTATCCAAGTGCAATGCTTTGTTGGTGTTAGACTTGTGAATGTAGATGTCTTTTGGTAGGTTTGGGTCAGTCAAGTATGCTGAACCACTGGCGTTTACACTAATTCTTCCTTCTAAAATATCTCCTATGTTAATCATAAATTTCTACTACTTTTCCATAGACTTGTTTGGTCCAACCATTAACAAATCCTTGATTATTACTAATTTGGCAACCTCTTTTGTCATTCTTAGCAGTTACTAGGTGAGTATAAAACTTACCCTTTACCTTGCAGTAAACGATGTCATCAACTTCTACAGACTCCCACGTTGCTGGTTCCAGCTTGTGTTTCTGTCCAGATTTGATTAGAGGCAGCATTGAGTTTCCTTTTTCACTGGTAGTCACCGTTCCACCACTCAATAATATTTCTAATTTCTTATTCATATTGCAAAAATACTTAATTTTTTTGTTATTACCAATAAAAAAACCCACTAATTTTTAGTGGGCTGTTTATCAGTGCCTTGTTGAAGGTACAACGTTTATGTTAAAATCGTTAAGTCTGCCTGACTCAACCTTATCATCACCCCACGCTTGGAAGATTGGAATGTGTTCTTCCCTATCATCCCATAATTCAACCTCTTTGATTGATGGGTGTTGTTGAAGAATCTGGTCAAAGGTTTTCTTCTTTGCAGATTCTGTGCTACCACCTCTGTTAAAGTGATATTCGTGGAACTTAAGTCCATGTCTATCAAGGATGTCTTTAACCAAATCAGTTAATTTAACCATTCTACCAGTAACCATAACAACCATGGTGTTAGGGTCTTGAATTTCTTTTTTGTAATCTCTGATTACGCTTGGTATTGTTGGCATGTCAAACACTTGCATGTCAAGGCTCATGGGTTGTCCCCACCATCCAGCATGTGGCCAATCCTTGCCAGTTTTTTGTTTGTATGTTTTTTTACCGTCTTCTGGTAGCGGTGTGTCTACAAGCGTTCCGTCAAAGTCAAATACCGCTAATTTTGTAAATTTTTTCATAATTTTAATTTTCTGTTTCTAAACGTTTAATAACGTCTTTAATGTTGATAAACGATATAATGATTTGTGGTAAGATTGAAACAGCTGCCACGAAATCAAACAAATATCGATATGTTGAAAATACACTACCCACACTCACTGTATTAAATACTACGTAATATGTCAATAGCGCTGTCACTGTACCGTAGGCAATGAATTGAATCAAGAAGAAAAACTTAGCATCCAAGTTAGATAACTTTATAGATAGCATTTGTCTACGTCTTAATAAATTGTTAACCAACGAAATTTTTCTATGGTTGATTATCTCCGTTTGTTCTTCAGATATGTCGTTTGAAGCCTTGGTAATCTCAGCAATTTTTGGTGAGAAGTAATAACTTACAAACAAAGTCAAAGCACCGCTAATAATCAAAAAAGGAATCAATGTTGCATCCACTAACGATATGAAATAAATTGAACCCAACAAACCGAAAGCGGCATAAAGTATGCTAAGCATGTCTTTTTCAAAGAAACTAACAACGCTGGCCATAAGACTAAGTCTGGCGTTTATCTTGGTCGTTTCAACATTGTTGTCAAATTGATTGCTGGTTTCAATGGAAGCAAATCGTCTGTATATCTTTGAGAAAACGATTGTATCGTAAATCCTACTCATGTAGTTGAACACCATGAGACCTAGGAAAGTAAGAAGCAAATAAATTACAAACGAATAATCCTTAGCAATTAAGTGGTCGATTGACTCACCTAACACCTTAGGGTATATTAACATGAAAATTGATTGCATTGAAAATAAGAAATACGATAGTAAAATCTGTTTCCAGTTTTCTGTGAATATTGCTTTTAATTTGTCCATTTAAAACACTGTTATTGGTTATCTAAAATATAAAAGAGAATAAAGCAAAACAAAAAACAAACATTAACATAAACAATAACAACAAATTTCCCTTGTGTATCTTAAGATAACCAGAATATGCGTTTTTATCAGCCAACAACGAACCGTATATTCTCTTGGTTGCTGAACCAATCAGCTCTTTGGTAATTGGACCATGAGCATTTATGGCTTGTTTCAAGGCACCGCTGATTCTTTTGGTTTCAAGCGTTTTGTCTTTTTTTAATTTATCAATGGTTGCTAGATTGGCCTTCTCGTAATCTTCAACTATCGACATCAACTGGTCTATGTCTTTCTCAGTTAGTTTGTTTTTTGGAAAATTATTTGATAATTTGTTTCTTAATTTTCCGTTTCTTGTTTTTAAAATATTAAACTTCATTCATTAAACAGTGCAAAAATACATCTTATATTTGAGTTATGCAACTCTTTTAATAAATATTTTTATTATTCCAAAAGTTGTCTACTTTGTGCTTCATAAAGTGCAGCAAGACTTTGTTTGGCATCGTCACCCACGTTGTCTAATAAACCACTATCTATCCATTTTCTTAGAATTTCTTGTCTATCTGGGTTTCTAGGTTTTGCTATGGTTATGTTTGGATTTTCATCCACTGGGTCAGCCGCTAATATGTAGTTTGGTGTTGGGTGGTCTAGTTCCCCATATTGATGGTCCAAGTGGAACAAATGACCAGTTGGTCCTTTTAGTGGTTGTACCGCCACTAAATCTTGCCCTACAGTAGCTGCCATAACTCTTCTAACAATAGGCATAGCGAAATTGTAATCAATGCTATTGCTTTTCCAATAGAACTTTAAACAGTAATCTGGTTTTTGTGATTTAGCCCAATCGTGTATAAGCCATTTGGTTCTAGTAAAAGAATAACCAAATAGTGTGACAAGTTCTTCAATTAGCTTTTTAGCGTCGGTAGGTACCTTCCATTGTCTTTCATCATCAAACGCATATATACCAGCGTTTCCAATTTCGCTTTTGTCTAAATAATAATTTTCCGTTAGATAACTGACTATGTATTTTTTCATAGTCCAATTATACTAACGGAAAACTAAAATGTAAACCTTATTTTTTTGTTTTAGGTTTAAGAGTACATTGCAATTTTTTGCCTTCAAGTTTTGGAATAGATTCAGCCGAACCATGTTCTTCAACACTAACAATAAGCTTTAACATAAGTTCTTGACCCTTATCTACAAAAGCCATCTCACGACCTCTAAACTGCATGGTTAATTTAACCTTGTGTCCTTTGTCTAAGAACTCACAGATGTGTTTTGTTCTGTATGACAAATCGTTTTCAGAAGTGTTTGGTCCCAATTTGATTTCTTTTACGTCAAGAGATTTTTGTTTAGGTTTTTTGCTTAGTTCGTAAACAAATTTCTCATAGTTCATAATTTTACAAACTGGTGGTTGAGCGTTTTCATTGATAAGAACCAAATCCAACTCTTGTTCATCAGCCATTTTCTGGGCTTCTCTAATGGATATGATTCCATGTTCACCAACACGCACTATTGGGTGTGTAATTTCAGAATTTAACTTGTGTTGTTTTTCTTTTTGCTTGTTTTTTTTGTTCATCTAAATGTGTTTTCTCATAAATTCGATTAACTCTTCCATGGTATCAAATTGGTTGACACCGTAAAACTCACAGGTTACATCTATGTTACCTTTTTTCCAGAAACCATCTGGACATACCACCATAAGTTTTTTCTCTTTAGCATGCAAGCCTAATTCAAGCATACTAATTGGTGATAGAGTGTTTGGGTCATATACCATTACAATAATGTGAGACATTTCCATTGAGTTTAACTCCCAATTTACTTGTTCAACAAAATTGGAATCTTCAATTGTTTGACCCCATGATGAATCCCAATCATCTCGTCTTGGGTTAAGAAATCTGATAGGTTTATCAGACAACGCGGCAATAAATTCTTTTTGCCATTCTTTTGCTTTGCCCATCTCGATGCTACCAGCCAAGAATACGTTGATGTATTCTTGGTCAATGGTAACAGGGTTTGGGGCTTGTACTTCAATTGCTTTTGGCATAAATTTAGTTTAAACTGATATCTATGTCTATGGCTGCATCATTATCTTCGTCGTCATCGTTTCCAGAATCTTCGACGTTGGTAATATTCATCGATTCGATAATTTCATGTAATTCATCTAAAACATCTACGGATATTGAACCCGTTTCATTGTCATAGGTGATATTCACAATGTATTCACCTAAATCGATTGTTTTTTTAGTAACCATTTCTTTTTCATAGTTATCAAAATGTTATTTTATCCACCAGAAGACTCGCTTATGTCAAAGGATTCGTGAATCATTGGTTCTTCGCTAGAAAGCTTAAACGAAATGCTCTCACCGACAGATTTTTTGTTTTGGTTTCTACGACCATTTTCGTAATCATCCCAAGCCTTAGTTATGTTTTTAAGGAACTCAGAAGATTTCTTCTTAGGTCTAGTAACTTGTGTGCTTCCGAAACCATCATAAGCGTAAGCGTAGTTAACAAGGTCAGCATCTTCAATTTTAACCATGATGTTTTCTTTGAAACCAACTGGTTGACCGTCTTCCAATTCGTATGGCTCAACTTCAATTGTGTTGTAGTTAATAACTCTTACGATTTCACCAACACTCACATTGTCAACTTCTAATGAATAACCCACTGTGCCTTCGTTAAACATAGGTCTTGGGTGAACAGCAATGTTTGAAGCGATTTCAGTAAGCGTACCATCTTCCTCACGGATAGATACGTTATATTTACCTTTAAGCTTTTTAACGTTGAAGATTCCCTCGAACGCTGTTGGTGATTCTTCGTGAATGTTAACCTCATTCAACACCGCTTTAACAATATCCACTGTGATTGTTTCAAGACTAGAAATGAATTGAACACAATCGTTTGTGAATTGTTTGTGAATCAAGATATCATCAATGATTTCTTTGATAATAGCTGGTTTCAAGTGGTCGAATGTTTTAAGATAACGAACACGACCTGGTCTTTGAATCATGTTAGATTCAACTCTCAACTCATTGGTTGTCAACAAAAACACACGTCTGTACTCAGAGTTTGATGCACCATCCATGATTGTAAGCATGTTTGAAGCGTTTCCAAATGTCTTCTCGTACTCATCAATAAATATCGTGATATTTTGAGGAATACTATTTAAGAACGGAGGAAATTGTGGTTTATTTTCACCAACAATGATAATCGGCTGATTTAGCTGATTAGCGATTTGTTTTGATGTAACCGTTTTTCCAGTTCCTTTGAGACCATTTAACAAGATACCCAAGTTACCATGGTCAGTTGCGTTGTATGTTTTGAGAACACGTTTAATTAAATCGGATTCCAAACCATATAATTTGTAATCAAACGTAAAGTTGTCAGCAACCTTAGCCAAATATGGTCTTTCGAACATATCCAAAGCTACTTTATAAATTACGTTTTCGAGTTTTTCAAACTCCTCTGATGGATAACCCAAATACAAGGCGTTACCATCGGCATTCCAGACTTTTTTTACTTCAGCCATATATTAATTTTAAATTGTTACAAAATCAACGGTAAGACTACCGCCCATGTTAAAGAATTTACAAGGCTCAAGCCCATAATCCATTAACACATTTTTTACTATTGTTTTCATTTCTGTCGAGTTGCCAGTGATAATTTCTGCTTGGTCGACTCCAAGTTTTATGCAATCCCAAACAAATGAATCTAACACGTCTGGAACTTCGCTATGTCTTAACCCGTGTAAATCTAGTTTCATTGTTCTATGATTTCTTTAATTTTGTCTAAACACTTAACTTGCGTATCGTGCAATATGTCTTTGGCTTCGTCAAGTGTTACCCACTTGTAACCATCCATTTCAGGAAAACCACCTCTGTCCTCTGGTACGTTTGAGTTGCATTTCAACTCAACAGCATCCCAATCAAACTTTGAATTCTTGTTCTCATAAACCAAAAAAGGATAAAGCATCTTTTTCTTGTGTTTGTAGTTAACAGAGTTCAACGGATATATTGTGAAATCGGTAGAACCGTTCAAGTCCAAGTTGGTTTCTTCGTAAGTTTCCCTAAACGCTGCTTCTAGGAAGATTTCATCATCTTCCACTTTACCCTTGGGAATACTGTAAAAATTTTTTGGGTGGTTTGTTGGATGACAAACCAATAATGTCTTGTCTTTTTTGACAATAAACAACCCAGATGCAATCGTTTTACCCATGATTAAATAAGTTTAGAACCAACACTAAAGTAATCCAAACCAACTCGTGGTTTTTCAGCGTCATCATTTGTACCAACAACAATCATCGCTTCACTTACAATACCCATCATAGTAACAGGTTCCAAGTTAACAATAAAAGGCATTGTCAAATCAAACAAAAATTCTGGTTCATGTGTTGAACCAATGTTTGTGACAACAGTTTTTTGGTCTTCTTCGTTAACCCCAAAAATAACTGTCAATTTAAGCAATTTACTGCTTTTTGGGACACGTTCAGCATGAATAATTTTACCAATGCGTATATCCAACTTCTTCTCGATTTCCAAGAACTCTGAGAAGGGTATTTTATCCTTTGTTTTCATTAAAACCAAAATTATTTTTTATTAACTCAATTTGTTTATTGTTTTCAGCAATCGCGTCATAAACTTCTGATGTACGAGTATGACCAACCATACGTCGTAAAATTAGATTTGATTGTTCTAAAGAAGCAATTACCCCCTCTAAAACGTGAATAGGTACTTTGTACATTATATAATAGAATTAGCTTTTAATATCATTTCTAAATGAAACCAATCAACATAAGGTCTTGACGATAACTCTTTGTTAAAAGCCAATGGAACACCAATAGCTATATCATCTATCAAGTATTGACCGTAGGCCTTTGGACTATCAGTCCACTCATGTTGGGTTGGGTTTGTGTTAATACCGTACAATGGAATGTCGTTCTTTGCAAACCAATCTACAGCTTCTTGTAAACAATCTCTTACCTCACCATCAGGGTGAATGTAAGGTCTGTGACTTCGCATTGTAAACAAAATCAGTTTGTGACCTTTAGCCACTAATTGTTTAAGGACTGGTACCGCACCTATGTCTTTACCAACGTATGGGAAGTCATGTGTTGTACACGTACCGTCAAAATCAACTAATATTTCAAATGTTTTATTCATAATACAAAGATACTAAATTACTTTTAATGTTGCAATAAAAAAGTGGGATTTTTTATCCCACTTTATATTTTAAATGTTGTAAACTCACCATCGACAAAGTTTATGTGTTGAGCCCTACCATCGTTGTGAATGATTACGTGTGATTGTAACCATGAACTTGGTCCTTGATTGTAGCCAACTCGAAGTTTGGTGGTGGTTCCTACAGCCATAGCACCGTCCTTACGACCTGGTGAATGATAGTGACCAACCACAATCTTAGTGTTCAATTTTCTGAACTGTAACAAAGAACCTCTACTACCGTTTGAACCCACATCACCATGCTGTCCTAACTCCCAACCCTTAACTCGATATGATGATGCTCTACCAAGTGTTTTGAACCTTGGGAACTTCTCGTTAATCAATGCTGGGATAACTCCTTTCACACTGTAAGGGTCTTTACCATATTGTTCAAGCAATATGTCAGAATACTTCATGTAAAGCCTTGAGTTTTTGAAAGTTGGTTGTTTTTTCCAATCCTCATTCTTAAGCCATCTGTCCAAGAAATCATCGTGGTTACTTCTTACAATTACCACATTCTTAAATTTGTCAAATGGTTCAAGACCCATAAGCATTGCGTTAACTTCTTTCTCCAAGTCGTTGGTACCAGCAATTTCTTTACCATACTGAATGAAAGGGTCTTTCATTTGATGGTGGCTGATTGAATCACCATCGAATACGTCATGCAACACAACGTGTTCTGGTGTGACCTTGTCTAAGAATTCAAGTGTTTTATCTAACACTTCTTGGTCGTGGTGTCCGTAGTGTAAATCACCCAACACCGCAGCGGCCACTGAATTTATCTGGTGTATGCTACCATCTTCAACTCGATAAATTAAATCAGTGAAGTTACCAGACTTGTCGTCAGCAGTTACTTGTCTTACAAAGAACGTTTCATCATCCTTGATTTCAACAACAGCAAAACCAAATGTGTGGTGGAATTCACCAACTTTACCTGCCTTGGCATCTGTATAGTTCTTAACCGTTACAGCACCAGTTGTAAGCATGATTTTTGGCTTATTTCCGTCTAATACAGGAATCATTTCTAGCTGTACCTTCGGACTACCAAAGATACACGAGTTAACCCCGCTAATGGCTTGCATTCCAGTCATTGGATTTACAGCAGTTGGTTGTACTTTGATGTCAGACATAATTGACACGTACTTGTGAATGTCATGTCGGTTAGCATCTAAATAGGGTTCAACTTCTTTTTTCCAATGTTCTTCGTTTTTGTTATTGTTAGTCCAAATACTAGTTGGGTTTTTATAACGGCCAGCAATTATAAGAATCTCAGCATCAATAAATTCAGCATAAGCTTCCATATTGCGCAACAATTTCTTATGAACTGGAGTGTTATTTTGAGCCCAGCTTATAATGAACCTTTTCTTTTCAGAGTCGTGTTCTTTAGACTTGGCTTTAATGTACTGTTCGGGTTCTACTTCTTGTTTTTCTTTAAACCCCAACTTTTCAGAACACCATTTACGGACTGTTCTTTCAGATTTACCGAAAAGCTTCATAAGAAGAATCATTCGGTCATCCCATGGCAAATCTTTATTTAAATAAATGCTTCGGGCTTGTTCAATTTGTTCATTTGTAAGTTCTTTAAACTTCATTAAAAATTTTGTGTTATCAAAATGTTATTTTTACAAATATACTAACATATTTGCATATAAGCAAGTTAATCAGTGACTATCTCACTTTTTGGTATCAAAGACATGAGGTATTCTCGGTCTTGAGTGAAAACTGGTGTGTTATAATCTGGTAACCATTTACTACGTTGTACTGGTTCACCGTTTTGTCCTTCAATTGTTATCACATGTCTTTTAATGACAGTGCCTCGTTTATACTTTGGCGCATAGTCATTCCAATTAACACCCTTCTCTTGGAAAAGCATTTCTTGTTTTTCGTCACTAGACTTGTTCATTGTAGCTGAGTGACCCAACAACGCGTGTGCCGCCATACTAACGCTGTTACGAGTACAGTCTTGCTGGCGCCAGATAAAATAGTTGGCAACCTCTCTGATGTCTGGAATAACAAACACCCTTGAGTCGAATACCGCATCAATTTCTGGAAAATCACCAGTTACAAGCTTTTCGATTACTTCTTCTTTGGTGTATTTAAAACTCAATAAAAGTCTAAGCATCATTTTGTTAAACGAAGCTGTTATCTTTGAAGCTGAAATACTACATAGCTTCTGTACTTTACCATCAAATGGTAACTCAGAATCAATGTTGTCAATTGTTGAAAACACAAGGCTGATTTCATCTGATTGAGTATAAGCAAAGGCTGGTACCATGTACTTACATAACTCGATTGTAGCAGCATCCATTACGTTTGACAACAAGTCATCAAACGGCTTATTGAATTTTTTGGTATATTTGCTAAAACCCTTACCATCAAGTCGTATGATAACATACGACCTGTTTGGTATCTTAAGGTTATAACATGACTCGTATTCTTTCATACGGTCTGATAATGATTGAGTTTTTCCCATTGTGTTTAAAAATTTTTTAAAATATCTTTAATGATTTCCTCTCTTGTTATCACTCCATCTGAAATAAGTTTATTGTTAGCATTAACCTGAGCTTTAAGTAAAGTATCCATGTCTTCCATTTTGACAATAAATTTACTTCCATTTCTTTGGTAAAAAATTTCTTTGGTTTTTAACTCTTCCTCAACAAGATTATATACTTTATTCATGTACTCGTCTGGAAGTGAAGTGTTAAAATCTTCACCTTTACTGTTTTTAAATCTAATTTTTTCTATTTTTCCCATAATTATAATTTTTTAACCTCCACAACCACCGCAGCCACCGCATCCTGATGAACCACACCCTGATGAACCACACCCTGATGAACCACATCCTGATGAACTACTACTGCTGTCGCTACCGCACCCGAAAAAAGATGAGATTATCGTACAACCGCTGTCAGCCGAGCTAGATGAAGAATTAGATGAGGACCTAGATGATGAACTAGATGAGGACCTAGACGATGAACTAGATGAGGACCTAGACGATGAACTATTGTATCTACTAGAAGTGTTATTGTATCTGTTGCTTCTAGAACTTCTAGTTAAATATCGATATATACCTCTGAATAAGAAGTAGAAACCAATAGAAATTAAAATAGCCCAGATAACGACTGATATCTCACCTTCTGAATCCGATGGTTTTGCTGATAAAAACAAAACCGCACCAAACAATGTAAACAAGATTGTCGCAAGGCTTAATGTGTGTTTTTGAACCTTTTCTTTGTTTAACACATAGTTATCGTGCATGCTCACACGTCTAAAGTTAATCTTACCAAATCTGATTTCGTGACTTGGCCAAATGTCTCTTGGTGCGTCATGGCCGAATTCGTTTCGATAAAATTCAAGCGTTTGTGAGTATTGGTCGTCGTATCTTTTTTTCTCTACAACACCACCCTTGGTTGGACCGTGATGTAATCTAAACCCACCGAGAGTATTTTCACACATTTCTACCCAATATGAGTAGGAATAAACCAAGTGCAAATGCCATGCTTGGTCTACTTCATCTGATGGCGTCAAGGACTTTCCAGATACGACTGACATGTAGATGAATTTCTTGTATTCATCAACCACTCGTTTTGAAAACTCAATCGACCATCCATTCTCTCTGGCAAGTCTGTCAGTAAAAGAGAATGACGCTTCTGGGTTATCTAAACTAAAGTTAGATAGTTTTTCCCACAATTCTAAATTTGTCTTTACCATATTTTAATTTTTACAAATATACTGATTATTTTTCTAACCACAAAAAATCATGGCTAATTTTTGTGTCATACAAGCAAAATTCTACGATAACCTTTTCGTATTCCATACCATTTCTGGTCAAATGCAATTTGGTTCGTTGTACATCATGCTTAACTTTCTCATAGTTAACATCATACCATCTGAGTGTCATCATGTTAACAAACATTCCGTTGTCCAACTTCTTAAAGTAGTTTCTGGACAAGTGAGCATTGTTAATCTCTGCCAATTCTTGAAGTCTTGGTTTCTGGTCTTCCGTTATAATACAACCAATATGTGCTTCAAAGTAACAATCCTTTGGCATCGGGGCATCACCAACTGGAGCAGCTGGGTGCCATGGCACTGTTTCAATCTTCTTGCGGACAACCTTAAAACCTTGGCTTTCTAACACACTTTCAATCTTTAAACATTCATTGTAAGCCCCAGTGTTGGTACCGAAAAAGTGTGATGATGTCATTACGTCACGCATAACGCTTTGACCTTTGTTCTCTAAATCTAAGATGATTGGTTTAACTGGGGTTGCTGAATTTATCAACCCACAGATACCTCTGAATCTATCTTCTTGACCTTCTTTCAATTGTACCGTAACATGTATCTCAAATGGAATCATGTCGTCAACTTGGGATTCTTTGTATTGAATACCTTGCCATTTTTCCGCTTTTAAGCGCATTGTTTCTTCGATTTCCTCGTGGGAATACCCTAACTCATATGCGATGGAGATAGCGGTTAAAATCACGTCTACTGACTCTTCTAGGATTCTACCTTTCTCTATGAATCTGTGGATTGTACCAGCAGCATTGTCAAAAGGCAATACCACCTTGGCCAACTCACCAGATTCCTCAGCAACCTTAAGTGCTTTTTGAGATAGCGTTTTCTTGTCAGCTAGTGAAAGTCTTTGTATATAGTCTAATAACTTGAATTCCATTAGAATCTTTCCCCTTTTAAACCTTCATAACTTGAATGACTGTTAATGGCTAGGATGGCTAAACCAATTTGTTTTGCCATAGATACCACTTTTATCTTAGGGATACCGTAACCTATAGGTTCGTTACCCTTATCCAACGAATCACTGATAACCAATTCGGTAAGAACTGATTTTTCAATACGACCCAAAGCAGGACCAGACAACACGCCATGGCTGATAATTGCTCTAACGCTGTTGGCACCAGCTTCCATGATAACTTCAGCGGCTTTACATAGTGTACCAGCGGTATCAACCATATCATCCAATATGATTACGTCTTTGCCAGTTACATCACCGATGATAACCATTTCATCAATTACGTTAGCTTGTTTACGTGTTTTATCAAGCATTACATAGTTAATAGCAATATCATGATATTTACCCAATTGGTCTTTCATGCGCTTAACGCGTTTACCAGAACCAGCATCAGGACCACACAAGATTGTATTCTCGTTGTAGATGCTAGCGATGTAGCTATCGAAAATGTTTTTACCTTCCAAGTGTGTTATTGGAATGTTGAAGAACCCTTGGATTTGGTCAGCATGTAAGTCAAATGTAACCACACCTGTGGCACCACGATGCTCAATCATTTCAGCCATAACCTTTGCACCGATTGGACCACGAGATTGGTCTTTCTTGTCTTGGCGAGCATAAGGAAAGTAAGGTAAGATAGGGATAATCTCTTTGGCGGCAGCACGCTTAGCAGCATCTATCGCCAAATTGAGTTTGATAATCTCATCTGAGTTGTTAGGGCTTGTCAGCAAGTAAACACGTTTACCTCTGATTGAATTGCAGAAATCAACACATAATTCACCATCGGAAAATTTTTGTGAATTGGCATAATCAACAAAAATTGGGTCTGTAGACTTTTCTCGAATTGATTTGATAATCGCTTCGGCCAATTTTTGTCTGTCATCAATTGATATAAGGACTGATTCTAACATAAGTTGTAATTTTTAGCAAAGATACAAAATAAAAAATGAATAACCAAGCGGTTATTCATCTTTTTTTAATTTTTTGCTAATCCAGTAGGCTCCATATGCGATAGCGGCTGCTATTGCTATGTATTTTACAAGATGAACAAAGATTACCACACCAACAAATATCATCTTAAAGACGATAATAAGCAGCAATGCTGCCAAAAAGAATAAAATTAGTTTAAGTTTCATATTTTTTGTTTTTAATCAATTTTTTTCCACACTCTATCGTGCCATTTTGTCTTGTATGTCCCTAACTCATAGCTACCATTGTACAACACAATGTCAAGCGCTGTTGGTAGTTCGGAATACAATTTATCCCATTCAGCTTTCTGTTCTTCTGAAAAACCCTCCGTTTGTATTTTGAAAGTTTTTTCTTCATCCCTGAAACCATTTAGAATTATGTCTATGGCTTCATAAATGGTGTCTTCACCGAACGGTGGTATATAATCTTCACCATCGTTATGCATGTTAACTATAAAACCGTCTTTTAGGCTCCAACGTAAATTTTTTAAGAGTTTTACGTGTTCCTCTTTTAATTCAAATTTAATTACGCTCATTACTCGTCGTTTTTATCACTTCCAATGGCTTGAACCATTAGATTATTAACCAATTCTGTTACCCCTTCAACAGCACCCTTTTCAATGTAAGTGATGTTAAGTTCTGGGTACTCCAACCCTAACGATTTTGTTGGCGCTGGGTCGACAAAATAGATAGGCACATCTCGTTTACACTTTTCAAAAAAGTTATAAGTGTAACCAATATTCATACTGGTACCAATCACAATGATTATGTCAGCTTCAATAAACGCTTCTAACGCATTGTAAAAGAAAAACGGAAACTCACCAAACCAAACAATGTGTGGTCTTAACTGTGAACCGTATTCTTCATCCTTATCACCAATGTTTATATCATCGTAACCAATATCATAAACCTTTTGTGTTGCAACTAATAGTGGGTTGTCCATACCAAAACATGTTCTAGCCTTAGTCAACTCACCGTGTAAGTGTAAGATTTTAGTTGAACCCGCTCTTTCGTGTAGGTCGTCTACGTTTTGTGTGACAATCGTTACATCATACTCTGATTCAAGTGTAACCAACGCTTTGTGGGCATCGTTAGGATGAACAGTTGGTAACTGTCTACGTCTTGCGTTGTAGAAATCCAATACCTTAGAACGGTCTTTTCTCCAACCTTCTGGTGTGGCAACTTCATCAATCTTAAAGTTTTCCCACAACCCATCCTTGGTATCCCTAAACGTATCGATACCAGACTCTTTGCTGACTCCAGCACCTGTAAATATAACTACCTTTTTCATTATCTAAGGGTTCTAATGAACGCCAAGGTTCTTAGAAATAATCTAAGTGTTATGAAAAAACCACCAACAAAACCAAAGTCATACCATGCTCCGTTGTTACGTACTGCATATATCGCCACATCGTCCCATATAAGACTACCAATAAAAGATGGGAACATAATCAAACCATGCCATGTTCCACCCCAGAACCCGTATACATGCTCGTCAGGGTTCGTGAAAGTCACATGTGCTGCATCAGCACATCCAGTGAATAACATTGCTGCCAGCAACGCTATAATTACTACTAAAATTCTTTTTTTCATTCGTCTAATAATTTTTTAAGTCTTTTTTTAACTTCTTGTTTTACCCTTTCTTCAAAGGTTCTACTCATTACATTTTCAATGACTTCTTGAGTAATTTTGTTTATTTTGTTATCAACGTGTTGTCTTAAAGATAACTCAAATTCATTTAGTTTTTTATCAAGTTCACGCTTAAGGTATTCTTTCTTACATTCAATCTCATCACTTGTCATTGAACTAAAATGTAAGTCAATAAATTTATTCAACTCTTCTTTGAGTTCTATTGGTGTGATAACCATTGTATCACCCTTTTGGTTTTCAAAACTTATTGTTTTCTTTTCAAATGGTAACCATGTGTCATCGATTCTTAACTTATTAAATTCTTTTAATTTAGATATTCTCGCCATAATGGTTAAACATTAACTCATAAACCTCAGCCCATTCTGTTTCGGCATCAAAACCAGCCTTGTCTTCAAACAAAACATTCATGTAAGGTTTTTTATCGTAATTGCCATAACCCTTAAGGTCTGTGACAACTTCTGGATTTTCATTCACATACTTAAAATGAATGTTATTCTCTTCAAACAATTGAAGATATTCTTCAACTTCATTTGGGTGAGAACATGTGTATATCACCATTTCAACATCTGGCAATTTGCTTAAATATTGCAAGGTCTCTTTGGCCATTGGGTAAAATTCCTTTGGAACATTACCTGCCTTGTAATTTGGTCTTAGTATTGTACTATGAATGTCAAAAAACCAAAATGTTTTGTCCCACCCTCTTTGACTCTTAAGGTCAAAATGATTGATTTGAATTGCTCTTGTTATGCTCATAATTTGTATAATTGTCTAAAATCAACTACTTTCATTGAATAATACGTATCTCCTTGTTTGAAGAATACGGTGTCGCCAATTTGTGTTGTGTTTTTAGGTTCCCATTTTTCCAACACACTTATTGGTAACACGGTTTCGCCTTCATTGGCTACACCAACTTTAATCGACTGTTCCGCCATTAGTATCGTTTAAAAATTTTATTATTTTCTCTTTGACCCCAGATTGTTTAATACCCTCATAGAGTCTTGGTGTGTGAACAAAGTTCTTAAGTCCATAAACCAAATTACCGTCAGGTGTTATGTATTCACCAAGTTGCATATCATCTACCGCCACCCAAGATTCAACTTGGTTGTTTTTAAGCCAATGGTCAATCTCAAGAATTCTAGCACGTTCATACCAACCCTTGTACATAAACATAGCACCAGCCAATTCATCAAAATCGCTAAGTTTAGGTGTTAGTGCTATGGGTTTTTTTATAATGCCTTGTGATTCATAAAAAATACCTAATTCTTCTAAATTAGCCCATCTTTTCCAATCAGAAGAAACAACTATTTCAGCACCAGTTTTTTCAAGGATTTCATTAAGAACCTTTATGGCTTTTTTGTTGAAATTATCAAATCGTTCTATAACTGGAATAGACCCGTCGGCTATTGTTTGCCCAACACTTCTATTTTGTTTCTTGAATCGGCTACCAAATTCACTACCTAAACATATAACCCCATCGTGGTCTAAAAATATAACTTTCATAAAAAAATAAATTCGTACCGCAAAGATACGAATTTATTTTGAAAAATCAAAGCTTTATTACGATTATTTCCATTGTCCCTCTTTGTTCAAAAGTTTCCACGAATTCAACCCATTTGTCGTCATCTATTTCAAACAAATCTGATTCTAATTCTAAACCTATTTCATTTAGAGAATCTTCATAGGTATTCTCCCAATAATCACCATCGTGAATTACCTTTAAAAGCTCTAATACTTCTTTTCTATTCTCTAACTTAGCAACATTGAAATGGCCATTGCCATCCATACATACACAGGCTACCATTATGGAACATATTTTACAACCGTAACATCTTCACCGTTCAGTTCCTCTTGGATTATCCTTTCAATGATATTCCAATCACCACCAGCCAATCCAGCGCCAATCATCGGCAACCCGAATTTCTTGCCACTAAACTTAGCTTTCATGGCAGCTAAGGACTTGCGTAAAGCTGTGTAATCTAAGTCCATTCTACCTTGCAAACGTCCCTTGTAGTCAAATTGACCATACAAGTTTACAACGATGGGTGTTGTGTTCTCAGTGTAGGTAATGGTTCCTAGCTTGTCTTGGTCACCAGAATTGGTGGTGCAATCAACAGCGTAAGCCTCAGGGAACTTATGTTTAATTTGTGGGGCTATACCAGCACCCATTGTACAAAAGCAGTTGCAACAGTGTGCGATAACTTCGTACTGGTCAGCGTCGCGAACTAAATCGCCTTCTACATACTTTATCATACTCAATACAGGTTTTGTTAAGTCTCGGTATAAGAACACAGTCTCAACACTGTATCGTCTTAAACCGTTAATTATTGTTGGATTCAATACTGAATCAATTGTTTTCAATCGGTGTTTTCCGATTTTAAGGATTTTTTTTACTTGGCCGCTTCTTAGCGTTTTGTATCTCCCAGTCTTTTTGATTAGGAAATCGTCTTTTTTCAACTCGTTAACCATTTTGTTCTTTTTTTATAGTTTCACGTACTTTCATGATGGCTTCACCAAGCCAGTTGGTTCCTTTCCATTTTGACTTGTCAAGGATGTGTGGGTCTGTTTCATGTAACCCTATACCCCAAATGGTATCGTAAGGACTAGCTTCAACTAATTCTCTATCGCCAGTTTTTAACAACTCCGATTTCATTTTAGGGTTTTGTGTGAACTTAGCGTAGTTTGCTTCGTAAACGATTTCACGACATACAGCTTCCCATTGGTCTTTGTCAAACCCCTTAACTTTTCTACCCAAGGCTTTTTGTTCTTTTGGACCTTTGGTTTCCATGATTTCTTTGTAAGAATCAACATCACCAAACAACAAGGCTTTTTTGGCCATCATGTATTGCTCACAGCAATTGTATTTAACTCCGTCGATTGTAAACTCTGAGGGACACCATTGGCTAAACGTGCCACCCCAGAAGAATACGTATTTGTCTGTTTTCATTATTCAGATAAAGATTTAAAGTGTCTTTTACCGATTTCGTCATAAGCGTTAGCCACAAGGCTGTACGTATACTCGAATAATCGTCTAAAAGGGTTGTTCAACAAAGTTGCTAACAATGACAACGGCCAATAAGAAATCCAAGCTACAATAGCTGATTTGTTTTCACTACCTATTGGCACGACTTTTATTTTTAACTCAGCCATTGATTTAACATTGTAACTCCAGATACTTAACCCATTATCTTTAAGCCTATCGCATAACATGGATATATGATTATCATTTTTTTCATCAAAGTCAGGTCGGTCTATAATTAACTTGGCTTTTGTTCTTTTGAAAATGTTAATTTTACGTTTAACAAATTCATTCCACTTCAAGAATGACCAAATTACACCTGCGACTAAATACCCTAACACAAATAGTGTTGTGGATGCATAATCGTTCTTCACGAATTCCCAGACATCACGTCCGTAATTCCATAACAACAAAGCTAATGCAATACTTACTGCGGTTGTTGCTACCCCTTCTTTTTCTACCTCTAGTGAAATCATTGTCACTATGGCCGCTACTATACCTACTATAAGTATTACATAGCTATTTGCTAAAATTTCTAACATCTCTAATGTGTGTTAATATTGGTTTATAAATAATTTTTAACCCTAAGAGTTTTAATAAGTCGGTAATAGTTGATAATTCGTGTTTAAGAATTGGGGTGTTTTCTATAAATTCAATTATGGGTTCAAAATCATTTGAATATTTATCAAACTTTATAAAAACACCCCTATCTTCCAATCTGATTGTAACGTTATTACCGAGTAACGTTTCAGCAGATACATCTTTAATCATACGTATTAAACTAATTTGGCACGTTCTCTAACCTCTTCAAAGGTCCATTCTTGGGTTAGTTTACCCATGTTAAACACTTCTACTAATTCGTCTTTTACAGTCTCAAAATCAGGTTCAGCTGATGTTACAGTTCTGTATGTACCATCATCGTTTTTAACCAATTTCAATCGACCTTTTTTAGACTTCTTGAATGAGCGAGTAATATTACCGTCAGCATCCATTTCAGTTGGTGATTTAACCACGTCGACCTCTTTACCATCCAACACAGCAAAGCATGCTTTGGTTGCGAAGTTTTGAGTATCACGGTCAATACCAGCTTGTAGCAATTTACCACCCATACCCAACGCTAAGTTCTCTGGAGAAATCTTTTCTTCTTCAAGCAACGCGTAGATTTCTTTGATAGATTCCAAGTTGATACCATCACCTTGAATCACACGTACTTGTGGTGGCAATACTTTGTAACCTTTATCGTTTACAGTGTAACCGAATTTGTCAAAAAGAATACGGAAAATCTCTCTAAGTGAGTTGATTACGTGTCCAGAATCAGGACGGATAACGAGTTGGTTGCCAGGCTCGGCAGGTCTAGAAAGGATAAGGTCTTTCAATTCACCACCCCAATAATCAGAACATGCTCTAAAGATGTTAAATGAGTCAGAAACACAAGCCACAAGCCCAGTTGGGAACAATGTCAATACGCGTTTCATCATTTCAATTTCACCATCTTCACCTCTAAGTGTCATGATTGAGTGTTCAGTTGCAGGGATTGACAAACCATAAACGGTGTCAGTGTTGTAGTTTTCTACAATGTACTTAGAGCCCATTAGCGTGTCTGAACCTCTAAAGTTTACAAGGTGAGCAGAACCACCAATACCCGCTGATTCAACAGAAGATACACCTCTGAAACCGAAGTCATTCAATACGAAATCTACAAGGAAACTTCTAAGAGCATCATCGTAAGATGTGCAGTTTTTGAACGCTTCGTCAACAATTTTACGAACTTCTCTTGAAAGAGTAGCTACAGTGATAGGATACCACACTTGTAAAAGGATTGTTTCTAAGAAGTTAGTTAACCAAGCACACTCTGGGTCAAGGCTTTCGATAATCATAAGTACGTTGTGTGTACCTACTACAGTCCCCTCAGGAACAGCTTTGATGCTTACTGGCAAACGACCATCGTATTTGTCAACGATGTAGTCAAATTTACGTCTGTCAAATACATCGTCACGACCAAACACACCATGTTTGGTTCCAAGATAATCATACGCTTCATCAATTTCCTCACGTGTGATAGCTAAACCCTCTAGGTATCGTTTCATGATGATTTGAAGACCGTAGAATACAGTTTCTGAGAATTTACCACCTCTTGATTCCAAATAGGAAACCATTTTGGTCATTTCAGTACCGTAAAACTCATGATGCGAATACTTGTAAGCATCAGAACAAAGAATTAAATTCTCTGGTTTTTCTAGGATTTTAGCAATTGGTTTTGCTAAGGATTCAACCAACGCCATGTCGTTGATTTCAATCGCTTCCCTAAGTCGCTCAATAAGATATTTTTTTAGTCTCATATTAATTAAAATTTATGCAAATATACAATTTTATTTTTGTTCCTACAAATTATTTGTGTTAATTATCAACACTTTTTTTCCTAGTTTTTCCGCTTTGGATATGGAATCCTTGGTACCCTTAGATTCCATATCCCAGAAAGCAACTACAAATTCAGCTTCTTCAATTATTTGAGTATTGCGTTTAAAACCAGCTGATTTACCATACTTTTCCCAATCAGGTAAAAAGATTTTTGTCGGTATGTTGTTTTCGTTGGCAAAGCGCTCACCTAATTTGTCAGCACCAACAGCGCCACCGCTAACTATTTCGGTTATTTTTAACCCTGATAGCGTTTCAACAACTTTATCATAGTTGTTAAACCCTCTTGAACCAACCACAGCTACTTTCATTCTAACACACCATTTTCGTTTCTAACCGCAAAGTACTCTGTGGTTAACTTTGATGGTTCTTTAACCCCAGCAGCAGCCAATAACTCTTTCATTTCGTGCATAACAGCCTTGTGGTAGTTGTACACCCTAACTTTTTTGTCTTCTGGGTTAAGACCCTTGATAAGAATTTTGTTTTGGGTTGCTATACCTACTGGGCATGTGTTTTTATTGCACTCTCTAGCTTGAATACATCCAAGGCTAAGCATGAACGCTCTAGCAGCGTTTACAATGTCAGCACCGTTGGCTCTTAGCTTAAGTATGTCATAAGCTGACGTGGCTTTACCAGAAGCTATAACTCTGATATCCTCTCTAAGTCCAAACAAAGACAATGTTTCATCAACATAACGCAACGCATCCATAAGTGGCATACCAACATGGTTGGTGAATACTATTGGAGCAGCACCAGTACCGCCTTCACCACCGTCAACTGTTATGAAATCTGGCCACATTTTATGAACAGCCATTTCATTACAAAGTCTTTTAAATTCATATTCATCACCCAAACACAATTTAATTCCGATTGGAAGACCATTGCTAAGGCTACGCAAACGTGCAATAAAGATTAATAATTCTTTTGGATTTGAAAAAGCAGAGTGAAATGGTGGGCTTAACACATCAGTGTTTGGTTCTACACCACGAATATCCGCAATTTCTTGTGTATTCTTGGCAGCTGGCAATATACCGCCGTGACCAGGTTTGGCCCCTTGTGACAGTTTAATTTCCACCAACTTAACGTTGGCTTTTTTGATAGAAGCTAAGAATGCTTTCTCATCAAAAACTCTTTTACCATCAATGGTTTTACCAGCTCCAAAATACCCTGTACCTATTTGGAAACACAAATCACCACCGTTTTTGATATGGTATGGGGAAATCCCACCCTCACCAGTATTGTGATAAAATTGTCCCAACTTGGCACCACCATTCAAAGCCAACACAGCAGCGTTGGACAATGCGCCATAACTCATGGCGCTGATATTGAAGATAGAAGCTGAATAAGGCTTCTTACAAAATTTTGAACCTATTTGTATTCTAGGGATTGTTACATCGTCAACAGATACTGGGTACATAGAATGTCTAAGGAATTCGTACCCTTTTTTGGTATACGTCTAGCTGAGTTCCAAATGGTGTGCTATTGACATCACCCTTGGCTTTTTGGTAAACGTCAGAGCGTTTCTCTCTGTTGTAAGGCGTTCCGTTAGTATCGTGTTCAATAAAGTATTGCTGTATCTTTGAACGCTCGTGTTCAAAAACCCATCTAAGCCTACCCAATAGTGGATAGTTTCGTAACAACGCGTGTTTTGTTTGCATAATGTCGTGAATAACAACAACCAAACAAACAGCTGAAATAGTTGCCAAAGCCCATAACACAGGACTTTGTAGGAAGTATGATGCAAATCCGAAGATAAACATCCAAGCGATAAAAAATGTCAGTATTTTATCTCTAGTAAGATTGCTCATGATTATTTAATTTTTACGTTCTCAAAATCAACGTGTAAGTCTGTGGTAAATTCTTTACCGAATCTGTTTTTAACAACTTTTAAAGTTGTGTTAGGTCTTTTCTTCCAAAACAAAAGAAAATCATACCATTTTTTTCCGTGGTTAACTCTTTTAATAGCGACAAACATGTCAGCAAGATGTAATTGAGAACGATTGGTTTGAAAACTATCGTTCTTTGGTGCAAAACGTTTTAACTGAGTTGAGACGAATATTGGTGTATTGTAGTCTTGAGACAGACGAGCCAAATCTTCATAATTTATAATCGGAAAATCAATTATCACCAAATCAAATCCCTTTTGGAAAAAAGGTTTTAAGTTAGTTTCAGGTAAGACCACAGAGTCAATAGTGATAGCACCATTAACATCTACTTTTTTACCCAAATATTTCTCAATTCTTTTTAAGATTGGTTTAGATTTTGTTTCGGTAAGATATAATACTTTCTTCCCATCTAAATAAACCTCAGCGGCCAATATAGAAAGCAATGTGGTTTTACCACTACCAGCGTATGAACCAAAAAACACTTTTGGTTTGTCTTCTAGGTTTAGCCCTAGTAATTTTAATAATTTCATTTTAAAGCAATCAATTTGTCGGTTACTACTTTTTTCAAGAATGTTTTCATAAGTTCAATATGCTCTGGAACGATTTTATCCTCCAATTTCCATGTGTATTTGATTGGTGGTACGTGACCGTCGCCAAGACTTGGTTCTTGTTCATGTTCAAACAAATCAGTCAAATCAAAATATTTAACCTCAGCAATATCGTCAGAAGCCTCAGGTTTTCCCATTTGGTCCCATTCATAGAACAAGAACAATGTTGTCATGATACCAGAATCTTCTCTCTCATAACGCCAATCCTTGATTTGTTGACTGGCAACATACGTTGGTTTAAGGCCAGATAATTTGGTTTCTTCAAACAACTCTCTACGAGCAGCGGTTTCATAACAATCATCCGTTCTGTCGACAAACCCACCAACAAATCTAAATTTGTCTTCTGCTGGTTTTCTCGCTAAAAGGATTTGTCCGTTATAGTTGGCTACAACAATGTCAACAGTTGGATAAGTTACTGGTCTTTGTTTTGAAATACCGTAGATGACCCCAGCTCTGAAATCCTCAGAGTCTAACACTTCACTAGAAGCATTTGCTCTAATATCTGTAGCGTTGTGTGAAGACACTTGGTCTAGCATTTCTGTTTTGTGTTCCCCTGAATAGAAAGGAATAAATGAATCTCTGCTACCATACAAGATAGCTTGTTTTTCAGGGAATATCGTTGCAAGAGTGTTGTCAACATTTTCAGACCATTTTTCATCGCTTCTATGGTCTGGCAACGCCATAACAATAACCTCTGGGTATCTTTCTTGGATTAATTTTCTACGAGTTGCAAAATCCAATGGATTTCTTTTTGTGTTTTGAATTCTAGGGATTCCCAAGAAAACAACAACGTTTGAGTGCATTTCACATACTTTGTCTAAAACGCTAGTATGTCCTTCGTGTAAATATGGTGTTTGGAATCTTCCAATCATTACACCAACTTCTGGTTTTTTAATATCTTCCATTTTTTATTCTTTTACGATGCAAATATACACAAAAAATCCCAATAAAAAAATTTATTGGGACTTTTTTTTTAGTTAATAAAACCCATTTTGGATTTTTCTTTGTCTACTTGGCTCATATAGAAGCCTTTGTACGACTCTTTGATAAGACTCACAGTGTCTTCAAGGGTCCAATTTTCATCTTCTTCTGACATTTCAATGATGTTGTCAGCCAAGTTAGCAATAAACGCACCAGTAATATTTGGTTTTTTACCACCAATGTTTTCGGTTAACGCATCATATACTTCTTTGATTCTCCATTTCTCTGGTAAGTGGATATCACAAACTTTGATGATTTGTTCTTCGTTCAAGAATGTGTAATCCAAAGTGAAGTTGAAACGACCTGGTCTCTCTGCCGCTTTGTCAACAAGTCCTTTGTCGTTGGTTGAAGCCAAAAGGCTGATTTTACGTTTCTTAACACCATCAAAGAATGATAAGAATTGACCAAGCATTCTTGTGTAGGACCCGTTATCACGAGAACCCAAGTACAAGTCGATGTCGTCCATGATGATTACAGCGCTTTCAAAAATCTCACATGCTTCCATGATTGAATTCAAGTCACCAGTAGTGGTAAAGTCTGGAATCACAAAGGTAACATCTGGGATAAGACGACGACAGATTTCACGGATACTTTCGGTTTTTCCCGTACCAGGCTCGCCATTCAATAAGTATCTAGCACTACCACCTCTGGCCACACGAGTAATAAAGTGTTCAATGTATCTACGTTGAACAGGAGTCATAATTAACTCGTTAGACGCCTCTTTGATGTCGATTACAGAGATACCCTTAAAACGACCCTCGATAAGAGAAATTTTAATACACTTGCCTTTGTACTCAGAGTTGTTGAACGCAAGAGATTTGATTTTCTTGAACGCTTCTTCGAACTCTTTGTATTTGAGACCTTTCTTGCTTGTGATGTGGATTTGGTTAATTAAATCACCTCTACCATCTGTAAACATTTTGGTTTGGATAAACCACTCATTTTCATCCTCGGCAAACGTACAGTTAAACCAGAAAGAATCAATGTTGTTGAAAGAACCACCAATAGTAATTCTACCGATGTTATCAGTGTCACCGTACATTCTAACACTGATGTCTTTGTTGTTTTTTTTGACGTATGCGTCATGAAGAAAAGAATTTACGATAGCAAATTCAACAAACGATACTTCTTCTGTGTGTTCGTTGCTAGTATAGTCATCAAATTCATCTTCATCTAGGTCGATTGGCTTAGATTCTGGGTCCGTATAAGTAATTTCTGGTTCTTGCATGTTTTTACTTTTTTTATTTGATTTTAAAGAGTTAACAATGTCTTCAAATGGTAACTCTATTGTTTTAATCTTATTTGACATAAAATTTGTTTTAATGGTTATTTTAATGGTGGTCAACTGATTCAATTTCTCTACTTTTCATAATCTCTTTGATTTGAGAATAGCTGACTGGCTTATAATCCCATCCGTTGCAACCCATATCCAAAACTTTACGTTTGTAATACTCTGGGTTGTTTGGTACCAGACTCTGGTGACAGTGACCGTGCAAATGCCAATCACCGTGGTGTGCTTTGTCCCATGATAATATAGGATAGTGCATTATCATTATCCCTTGATATTTTCTTGGGTTATCAGTGTCTAACACCGATAAGTTAATGTAATCGCTTACTGTTTCAAATCTGCCTAGTTTGCGTATGTCTTTTTCATTGTCATGATTACCCAATACGAAGTGTATCTTACCGTTTAGCTGGTCTACAATCGCCTTTGCAGCACCGCCAGAGCGGTCGAAGCATAAGTCACCCATGTAGATTACTGTATCGTTTACACCAACCAATTCGTTCCAATTCTCTATGAGCGTATGGTCCATCTCTTGCGAGTTGGCGAATGGTCGGTTATCGTATTTAATAACGTTAGTATGACAAAAATGATAATCAGACGCAAACCAAACGTTTTGGTTATCTATTTTTAATCTCATTTTTTTCTAACTGTTCTTTTAATTTTAACAGCGCTTCACTGGCGTCACCCAATGAATATGTTGCACCATGTTTTTTTGTTTCTAATTTTTTTACTTTGTTTTGGATGTTCTCGTCTCCAATTTGTTTTGCTCTTTCTAAGAAAGACTCACGTCTGATGTCACCCAACAACCAATTGATGTGTTTATCACCTCTAAGTGATTTGGTGATAACCCAATCAAAAAATTCTTGATAGGCATCGATAGACATGAACGTTGTGGTTTTTTCGCCAGTCACCCCAAGTTTTCTATCACCAACTAATTTTTTCATTGGTGTAATGCTAGGTGCCTTGTCATCCAACGCTAGTTTAAGACTTTCCAAAAAGTCTTTTTTGAACTGCTCAGTTTGTGTTCCTTCAAGGATGTCTTGGATTGAGAATAGTTTATCCCCAGTTAAAACACAAACGAATGGTCCTTTTGGTCTGTCGAAAACTTTTTCAGCTTTGTTTATTGGTACATATGAACGTACCAAATGGTTTAAAAAGTTTCTCTTTTTGTTGTCGGTTAGCATAGCATCTAGCTTTGCGAAAATTTCTTGTTTGTCCATTTTTATGATAAAATTATGTAATTAAATACTGCAAAAATTTGAAGATAATGTAACCATTGGTCAAAGCCTATGGTGGTGAAAAACTGCCTATATTTTTTGTTTTTGTAATATCTTCCAGTGATACGACTGGTGATGTAATCCGTAATAAAATGCATCACAAATATCGACAAAGCTGCTATTACGTATTGTAATAAGGTTGCATGTAAGCCAACTATCGAAAATAGTATAAACCATGATAGAATAGTCGTTAAAGTATAAACACCTACATGCATCCCTAACCAATAATTGCTGGTACTTTTATTGTTAGCCATTTGTTCGGTTTGCAAAACGAAATCCGCAACCCAATGAACAAATAGGAAAAATAATACGTAAGCAAAAAATATAGTAACTAAATCCATTACACTTCTGCAATTATAGTAGAAACTAGCTTCATATCAGCTAACCCTTTATATTCTTTGCTAAACAAGCCCATGATTTGACCTGCGTTTGTAAAACCGCTATTTTTGTAACCACTGATGATTTCTCTGATTTGAGCTTCATCCATCAATTGTGGTAAATACGGTTTTAAGTATTCCAACTCAGTCAAAGATTGTTCGTTGTCAGTTTGTTTAAGCGATTTTTCCAATCTACGTAGAATAGTCAATGTGTTACCGTCATTGCTAACCACATTTGGTCGCATTTCTTCATTTTGGATTTCACTCTTTAAGAGACCCAAAAAATTCTTTCTATCCATGTCCTTGGCTTTAAACGCTTCGATAAAATCTGCGTTAATTCTTTCTTTAATTGTCATGATAATTAATGTTTGTTTATGAAATAATAATGATAAGCGTTGTCTCCGTCAACAGCATAATACGCTAAAGTTAACTCACCTTTTTGTACTCTATCGGCTATGTGTTTTCTTTCTTCGATATCAGCATTGGATGCGACTCTTATCGTTTTAAAATCTGTTTTTTTTCTTTTTTCTTCTTTTGGTTTTGGTTCCTCTATAGAAACCTCAACGGGTTTAACTTCCTCAACTTTAGGTTTTGTAACTCTAGTCTTAACGGGTTTTGGTTCCTCAACTTTCTCCCTTTTTTTAGGAACTATGGGTTTAACCACTGGTTTAAGTTCTGCTTTTTTTCTTTCCTTAGCCATATGTTACAAAGTTACTAAATTAAAATGTTAAAAACAATCTTTTAGTTGTTTTTTTTCGTATAATTCAAATCTGAATTTAAGACCATTTTCTTCGTGCATCTCACTACCTTCAACAAGACACCAATCTTCTGAGTTTAACCCTTCCAAAAAGACATCACCTTCAATCTCGTGGTGTATTTGAGTCAAATACAATCTGTGAGCGTATTTAAACGCTTCTCTGTACAATTCAGCACCACCAATTATGAAAACTTGGTCATGGCTATTTTCGTTTGATGTTAGGATTTGTTCTAAGTCATTTGACACAATAGCACCGTTGGCCACATAATTTTCATCTCTAGTCATCACAATGTTCTTACGATTAGGCAAAGGTCTGAATTTTTCTGGTATACTCTCCCAACACTTACGACCCATAACCACAGTGTGTCCCTTGGTTGTGTCTTTAAAGTATTTCATGTCTGTTGGCAAATGCCATGGCAAATCGTTATCTTTACCGATAACTAAATTAGTTGACGCTGCTACGATTATGTTTATCATCTTCTTGTTGTTTTAAGGTTTCGTCTGTTATTGATACTAGAGTGTTTTTATCGTAAGTCATTACATCAAAAACAACTGAGCGGCCTTGGTTTAGCCAGCGTTTGAAAATGAGTTCTCCTTTTCCATTGAATAAGTACAACTCGTTTCCGTGAATTTCTTTTCTAAATGTCCCTTCCATAATTATGATTTTAAGGTTTCAAGCATTGTTTTAAACAATTTATGTGTTGGTAAATCGTTAGGGTCTCCAGCAAACGGATTTTCAATCTCACTACTGATAATCTCAACCCCAGCAATTATATAATATATCAACATTACTAGTGGAACTGACCAGATACCTAAGTCATGGAACATACCGAATGGCAATGTTAACAAATAAATCATCACACTAACTTTGATATGAAACACGTAAGACAAAGGGATTGGTGTGTTTTTGATTCTTTCCAATTGGTTAGAATATTCCATCAATTTTAAGAAAGAATTATTTAACATACCCTTTACGTTATCGTCTTGTTTAAGATATGAAACGTTTCTAAACAAACTTTCCAAGTAATTTTTTTGTTTTACATGAAAAGCAAGTGAATGTTGATTGTCTTGACCAATGGTAAGGTAATTTCTAAGTGATAATAGAAAATCATTCAATTGTTTCTTTATTTCACGTACATGGTCCGATTCATATATATCTAAATGTGATATTCTTAAACTATTAAGTCTAGCTGTTACGATTGATACTTCGCTGGCTACACTAGCGATAATCTTTCTACCATCCCACCAACGGTCATACGCTGTATTGGTTCTAAATACTAACAATAAACCAATCACGATACCAATAAGGCTGTGCATAGCTGATGGGATTGTAAAAGATGTTAATTCAAAATATTTTATTGAATACCAAACAACAAATGTAAACAACCCCATCCCTAGTGTTCTGTATAACAAAACCTTCAAGTAAATGTTCGGTTTAGCAAACAATAAATAAAAAATGTTACCCTTGATTTTACTCTGAATCTCGTTGGATTTAATATCTGAAATCACAACTAAGTTCTTGCCTTTTTTCGTTAAGCTTTTCAACCAATTTGGTATAAAATTCTTCATTGTTTGTTTGTTGTTTAAAATTTTCTAAATAGTTTGCAGCATTCTTTACATGCACACATGTTGTACATGAAGCTATAATGTTACTAGCCTTGTTAACCGCTTTTGTTAAATCAAGTTTATTCATATTATTCCTCTTTAAGAGAAAGCTTTTCAAAACTCAAATTGTGGTGGTGAGATTTTTTGTTTTTCATACTAACAAACGTAAAGTTAGCAGCACATATTTCTTCAACTTCACCAGTTTGGCTTTCTCGCGTTACTGTAATTTTGATTTGGATAGAAGAACGACCTAGTCCCTTAATCTCAGCTTTCATTGTAATTAAATCACCTAAGAAGGCTGGTTTCTTGAAGTCGATTTTGTCGACACTAGCGGTAACCGCCCCATCACATTCTGTGTCATATAATGCTCTACGAACAACCTTAACACCAGCAACGTCCATCTCGGCCATTACTTTACCACCAAATAGTGTATCAGCATAATTTAAGTCTTGCGGGAACACTGTGAATGAATGAGTGGCAGTTAATCTATCACCTTTAAATTTTTCCATTACTTTAATTCTTTATTTAGTCTAACAATAATTTTTGTAATCATGTCATTCCCATTGACGTATCCGTTGTCTTCGGCCACACCAACCATAAAACATAACGCTTCTGTTAAACAGTTTATGTCTGTGGTAATCACCTCTTTAGCTTCTTCAGCTGTTGTTGGTGGTGCCACATCCTCAGGTTTGTTTATTGAAATCGGAGTTTTGCTTTCTGTGTCGATGGTAATGTTTATTACGGTTTTCATACTAATATTTTTTGCAAATATACTAATTATTTCAACAAATACCAATATTTATAGTAAAAATTAATGTTATGGCTAAAACACAATCAAAATCAACAAGCGTTTCTGTTAGAATTGCAAAACCTAAGAAAAAAAGACCAGGCGTACACGCAAAGTCAAAGTCGTCAAAATTAAAGAAATCTAAAAATTACTTGAAAAAGTACAAAGGACAGGGTCAAAATTAAAAAGAGGGGTCAAACCCCTCTTTTTTTAATATGTGTATTTAAACCACGTTTCATAATTTTTACCTAACGCATCCAGCGCTAACTCAACTTCTTTTAAACATTCGTTGATACCGCCACCGACGAGAACTATATTGTTAAGTCTATCTATAAAATCCATAAGGTCTGGAATGTTAATACAATCATCAGAATCTTCCATAAGTTCTCTTATGTTCTCTGAACCATATTCATCAACAAACGCCCCCCAAAAATCCTCATCTAGCTCCCTAGAATCGTTTATGTTGTTATCACGCATGAATTTAACTAAGTTTACTAGTTCTTCATCATCACCACCACGGTCCATACAATTCCTAAAGAAGGCATAACCCTTGTCGTATAAAGTAGCTTCATAAGCTATATCTTCATCAAGCCCATTTTCAAAAAGCCAATTTCTATACTCACCTTCTGATACCATACCTAAAGTGTCATAACCATTGTATAAGAATGTAAGACCAGCTAACTCATCTATGTGTTGGTTGATATATTGAAACAATTTATATTGCATACCACCCATATATGGTGCGTACTCTGGTTGAACATCTACCACGACTAAGTGTCTACCAACAGCGCTTTCTTTAATAAGGTCAGATTCTTTAAGTGTTTTTTGTTGTAATTTGTCTACCCCTCTATTTAATAACTTTTCCCTTACAGAGATATAATAGGTGTATAGTCGTTTAATTAAACGAGTAGCCATTTTAGGTTTAATAACTTTAAACCCTTCAAATTTTTGTTCAAATTCGTTTTTTACCCTATCAAAAGGCACCATATCAAAAGAACCATCGCTTTTTTTAAAGATTAATCTTAGATTTTTAATTGTTTCTGTGAATCTAGCGTTTATTTCGTGTGGTAACCTTAAATAATCTTTGTATTGTTGTGGTGTGATTGGAGCGTTTTCATCTGGATAATCAGCTCTATATTTTGCAACAGTCTTATTAGCCACATATTTTCTTTTGCTTCTCCAAGCATCATAAGCATGTTGTAATTCATGTGCAACCGTATCACGCATATCATTGGTTATAATATCTTTATAAACATTATCAACCATTTGTTCAATTGATTCTTGGGTGATAGGTCCTGATAACTTTGTTAACACATGTCTTTCTAACGATTCTTTAATTTGTTGTGGAGACAACCTTAATATTAACAAACCATCATCATCTGAATATGGTTTGAATTTCCCTGCGGTGCTATCATCACCTAATGACCTACTAAATTTAACAACTAATTTAAAATTACTTAAAAAATCATTTATTTTAGTGTATATAGCTTTGGTTTTATCAAATATATTAAAAATAGATGTAAAAACGTTTAAAGCACTTCTTTGTCGTATTGCAAGATTAACAATATTCCTAATAGCCGCTTTTAAGACATCAGCGCTCAACACACTGATATCCGTAATTGTTTCAAAATCTTCTTTTAATAGTTTTTTGATTAAATCTCTCATTTGATTATTTTAATTTACTTAGAATTTCTTCGTTTTGTCTGATTAATTTAATTCTTTTTACAATGTTACCTCTGTTAGGTTTTGCTTTGGGTTTTTCTTTTCTTCTTGCCATAATATTGTTTTTACTATAAATATCTGGCCTAAATAAAAAAACCCATCATATGATGGGTTTAGTGGAGGGGGCGGGAATCGAACCACGCGTTTTTCAAATTTACAGTTTGCTTGATAATAAATTTATTTGCTGCAAACATTCTTTAACAGAAGCAGAATGTGTGTTTAACCAACATTTCAACCCCTCCTTGTTTTAGAGCCTAGCAGAGGACTCGAACCTCTCCTTATTCACCTAACGCAGCTTGTACAATGCCACTTGGTTCTCTTTCTGCTGGGATTTGCAGCGTGCTCCCTGATACACTAACTAGGCAAATTCATGAAGCTTTTTCACACCTGACAGGATTCGAACCTGCAATCTGGGGCTATCTAAAACGCAAGTGCTGGGTCCCCATGTGATACCCTTTCACTACAAGCATAATACTCACTTCAAGACTACTCAGTACACGTACTAACCATACCTACGCATCTTTTTACTCATTTACCATTCTTTACCGCTTTTTCCCAAAATACCTTATCATGCCCTTCCCATGATTTGGTTTTTAAAGCCTTTGCGTTTGATATATTCTGGAATACTCACAGCACGCCTTGATAAACTTTCAATCAACTCTCAATATGCTTTTCAACATACCTTTCATAGAGCGGATGACGGGATTCGAACCCGCGACCTCTGAGCGACTAACCAGAATCGAACTGGCATCCTCGACTTGGCAAGCCGATGCACTAACCGTTGTGCTATAGTCGCGTTATTTTTTTTCTTGTCTCTTTACCCTACGTAATTCTCTACCATTACCTTTATTCAGCGCACCAAATGTTGGTGTTAGAGAATGACAATTAGGGCAAAGTAACTTTAAATTATCCAAAGAATTATTATCAGAATTCCCATCAATATGTTCTAATTGTATTGGAACGTTATTGGTGATTGGGTTTCTTTCATTCCAACCACATTCCATACATTTTTCACCATATTTGAAAATTAAATAATTTCGATAATTATTGATATAAAGAGTGGTATCACCTTTTTCAATATTTTCAAATATTAATTTTCTTTTATGTTCACCTTGGCAGTTATTATTACAGTATACATTCCTATTAGGGATTTTACCACCGCAATTTAAACATTCTTTTTCTAATTTTTCTCTTTCTCTCACGGACAACCTTATTTTATTATAAATATCGGTCGTCCGTGAAAAAGTTAAAAAAAATTTGGCGCTCAACCAGCCGAGCTCCATCCGCAGTTTGTGGCACTCTCGCCACCCGTCACCTTATCCTGTGTTGTTTAATTTCGGACGTTTAAGGTCACACCGACGTACTTCTTACCAATACCACCATTTAGCTTCGTTTCTTGGTCTGTATTTGAACTCGTAGAAGTCTTGACTCCAAGCACTTGCACAAGCCCAATTGGTCCAATCACTATCGGTGATAAATTCTTTTTCAGACATCTCAACACCTTGTTCTTTATACCACTCATAAGAGTCGTTAATGAAATCAGTGTTAAGGTTCTTTTGAAGAGCCATTTTATCATTTCTTCTGTTGGCTTTTTTGTATCTTTTCAAAAATCTAGAATAACCGCTGTCGTTCCATGGTTTCATTCTAACTTCAATAGCCCAGATTTGGTCTTTGATAAAAGCTCTTTCACTTTCCAACTCACCATCTACCACTTTGCGGTGAGTGATGTAGCTGTTTTTGATTTTAGTAACCAAGTAGTGTTGTGGGATGTAAGGAACATAGTAACTATATTCTTGTCCCCAAACAAACTCGGTTCTTTTGTGAAGATACTCTTGAACCCATGGTAAAAAACCATCGTATTCTTTTTGAGTGACTCTTCTAAAGTATGGTCTTTTGTCCCACACTTTACCTTTTTTGTTTTTGATATAGAACTCTTTGGTTCTAGACCAAGTTTCAACTGCAAAGTTGTCAATAAAGTATTGGTATAACCAAGCTACTCTATCTTCTCGTTTTGCAACATCTTCTCTTAGAGTTAAGAAAGCGTTGTAACCGTGATGTACTGGTTTTTCAAGCTCAACATAACCTAAATTTCTGATGGCTTGGATAAGCTCATCTTCTCTTTCGCGTAACGCTAATAAGCGTTTGTAATCTTTGTGTTTTGTGTTTTTACTCATTGTTCTCGGTGTTGGTAATTAGTACCTTACCACCTCGAACCTTTAAAAATTGCCATCATAGTTTTTATTTTAAATCAATTTTACCAACTATTGTAAAACCCTTAGGTTTCCATCTTTCTTTTTCTTTGTCACTTATTGTGTTGCCGTTTTTACCGACATGAAATTTATGACAAGACTTGCATTTATACGCCACCACTTTGAATTTTCTTTCAGGTAGTGCGTTCACACTCTTAGCGTGCTTGATAGCTTGCTCAAGTGTGTCGAAGGCTTTTTTAGGTTTATCAACCAATTGACCGTTTATTCTACTTACTACTTGAGTTGTGCAATCCATTATGAATTTTCTTTGATGTATCTTCTGATTACCGCTTCGCAATCACGCTCAACATCTGGTTGTTTTCTTTTTTTCTTTTGACTTTCCCATTTGTCTTTCTCAACTTCTTTGAAAAACAAATCATCAAAAATTTCTACATAACCAATAATTTTATCTTGATAAAGAATATATGTTAAATTGTTGGTTGAATAGAATTTTGGTACGATTCTGAAATCTTCTCTATTCATAATATTTACGTTTTATGATGCAAATATACGAATTATTTTTTAAATACCAAAATTTTCTTCACCCATTTTTTTTATTAACACAGCTTCAGAAATAGCATGTTTAGCATCTTCTAAATCCTTGGCAAATGTAACAACCTCACCATCCCATAGGGTTATTTTAATATAACCATCTTCACCCTTTTCAATGACAGTGTTTTTCATATCTTCAACCATCTTAGCCAATCGTCTATTTCTACTTTCCCAGTCTCTGAGAAATCTTTTCTTTCCTTCTTCGGTCATAAAACGACCAGTAAAACTTAACCCTTTCATAATACTTAAATTTAATTTGAGCACTAGACGGGCCTCGAACCCATGACCTCTCCCATACCAAGGGAGTGTTCTGCCTACTGAACTACAAGTGCATTTAGAGCCTCCGACAGGAATCGAACCTGCGACCTTCTCCTTACAAGGGAGTTGCTCTGGCCTGCTGAGCTACGGAGGCATAACGGCCTATAACGTTTGCCATTCGGTGCATTTTGTTTCTCGCAGAACACTTACTGCTTGTGTGAGAGTAGTAGGATTCGAACCTACTCAGGCATAGCCAACGGTTTTACAGACCGCCCCAGCTCTCCAACTCTGGCGTACTCCCAATATTTAGTGGGCCTAGTAGGAATCGAACCTACAAGAATTAACACGATTTTACAGACCGCTGAGCTCACCACCTGCTCAATAGACCCAAGTTCAGGGTGGTGTATCGGTTTCAAATTAAAAGTTTGATGATAATGATTGCTGAAACCACCCTTTAGTTGGAGGATAGGGACTCGAACCCTAAAAACGACAGTCAAAGTGTCGTATGTTGCCAATTACATCATCCTCCAATATGTTAGTTGGGAAAGAGGGACTCGAACCCCCATGTACTTCGCGTCTTCTGGCTCAAAACCAGAGGTGTTACCATTACACCATTTCCCAAAATTTCTAATTCTATGCTTGTCCTCACGCAACTCTATGAATTAGTAACAGTCTCATCAACTGAGCGGAAGACGGGACTCGAACCCGCAACCCCCGACTTGGAAGGACGGTGCTCTACCAATTGAGCTACTTCCGCAAATTTTTAATTCTATGCAGACACTTACAAATGGGCCCCTATGAATTAATAACAGTCTCTTCTCGTCGGGATGACTGGACTCGAACCAGCATGATGTCCTGCTCCCAAAGCAGGCGACTTAACCAATTAGTCCACATCCCGTTTAAATTTTTCTACATATTCTAAAACCGTTTCTTCTATTAAATTTCTATACCTACTATGCCAATAAGCATGATGTGTTGCACATAGAGGTATTAAATTCTCAGGTTTATTATTGTTTCTATCCCCATCTAAATGGTGAACATCTAACAATAATTTTTCATCACAAACAACACATTTATGTTCGTGGTGTAAGAAACATGTTGACCTGTATGCATGTTCTTTCCAGTTTGGGTTTTTATCACCACTTCTAAAGAAAGAGTTTGCACAAGCATGAGAACATGTAATTTTTTCTCTTTTTGAACCTGATTGAGTTTCAAATTCATTCTCACAAACAGGACAAATTTTAATTATTCGTTCATATTTGAGAAAATGTTTTTTCTTTCTATTAGGTTCAAATTTTAAACCATTTATTTCAAATAACGCATCTAACTTTTTATACCCAGCACCATTATTGCTGATATTTAACCTTTTACAAGCTTCATTTTTAGAACTACATTCTAGTATAATTTTTTCTAATTCTTCTTTTTCGATATTCATAACTTATTTTTATTATAAATATCATCAAATGTCGAAAAAATCACTTTTGGGAAATTTTATTTTCTGCATCCCAAATGCAGCGGATTAGCCAACTTTCCCACTACCCGTAATATTTGTACCCCCGAAGGGACTCGAACCCATGACCCCCCGCTTAAAAGGCGGGTGCTCTAACCAACTGAGCTACGAAGGCATTTGTTCCCCCGACGGGCCTCGAACCCGCTACCCACTGGTTAAAAGCCAGTTGCCCGTCCACATGAGCTTCGAAGGAATTTATATTTCTATTTGTTCCCCCGCCCAGAGTCGAACTGGATTCCGTAGATTAAAAGTCTACTGCATCACCACCAATGCTTCGAGGGAATATGTATCTTGCCCCTCAAAACATTGAGGGAATTACTGTTTACTCTTTATCTTCTTTATTGTTTTCATTGTTTTTATTTTATTTGGCCTCCCAGAAGGATTCGAACCTTCCATCCATAAGCCCCCAATGGGCTGCGCTTTTCCTACTAAGCTATGGGACGCATATTTTATTTTTGTCTGGTAAACAGGATTCGAACCTGTGGTAGACACTACCTTTGTGCCCACATCGGATTCCAAGTCCGACCGCTTAAACCATCTCGCGCATTACCAGTTATTTTGTTGCATAAAAAAACCCAGTTTAGATTTTACTCTGAACTGGGTCTATAATTTGTACTTGCGTACTTTATTATATTGTTGTCAAGTCTGAAAACATGACATACCCAGTCGACCTGAACGGTTTCCCGCCCTTAGGTTGATATTGCGTTTGATATGTTTTAGTTGTTTTCATAACTTTGTTTTTTGTTTTGTTTATAAATATGTTGTTTTTTAAAAAAATTCTGTTTTTGTTTATTAATTTTTACAATGCAAAGATACTAACTATTATAATACAAGTCAAGTTTTTTTGTAAAAAAATTTAAAATATTTTATAACTACTTGAATTTCAGTTTAATATCCATTGAAATTTTTTCTGGCGCTGGGGTTGAACCACCGAAATATGGGTTTAATTGGTATCTTACAAAATCCCATGATGAGGTTCTTTTTGCCGCCACAACTGATTTATTGATTCTTATCTTGTAATAATCGTCAAGAATATCAATTGCAAAATAGTGTTGTTTGTTAGGTTCCACGTGTGTTATTGCAAACACACTTCTAACGGTATTGTTGTAAATTATCCCAACTATCTCAACCATGTCTGGATATCTTGGGTTGTATCTCCAACCGATTCTAACGCTATCAATATGGTGTGACCAGCTATCTGATAACCCAATTAGTTTGTTTGAATCCTTTTGTTTTGGTATTGAATACTTGTAACCATCTATAAAGGTAAAGACCCCACTTATGGAGTCTTTGATAGTGAACGTTGGAATCAACGTACTTCTATGTTTACCTTTATTGATAGTGTATATCATTTTCTTCTGTAAGAGTTTATCGCAAAATATGTTAGTGCTATAAAGCTGTAACCGATGTATAGACCACAAGGGATTGTTATAAATTTAGACCAAGCTTCATCTTGGAAAAGAAGACCTACAAAACCTAGTATGGCCGATGTTACTAATAAATATAAATTTACTTTCATTTATTTTTATTTTTTTGCTTTATTAGCGTTTCGCTTTGCGATTCTATCTCTTAGCTTTGCCGCCAACTCGTAATTTTCTTCTTTAACCGCAGTTTCCAATTGTTGTTCCAATGGGATTCTAGGTTTCTTGGTGTTTGTTTTGTTTTTTGATTCAGAAAACGGAACATCTGATATAACCGTCTTAATAATTTTACCGTGTTGTGTTTCCCAAATTCTTTTTTGGTAATACATACCACCTTCCTCATAGCTTTCCACCTTGTCTGGCTCACCCAAAGAAGAATCAAAATTCTTAAGAGCCTTAATGTGGTCAAAAATGTCTCTGTCGCTGATATCACCATTATCGTTTAACTTATTAAAAAGTTTATCCATAAAGTTTTCAGCCTCGTTTTTTTTATTGTTTGACTTATCATTCATAAAGTCATTGAACAATGAATCGAAATCACTCATTTTTTAGCAGATTTATTTGTTAGTTTCTTTTTTGTTTTAATAGTACTGTATTTTAGAATTCTATAAACATTTATCTTTGACAAATAAATGAATAAACCGAAAAATACTGTAGCCAAAAAATACATTATTGACATTGTGTACCAATAGTTTTGTGTTAGTTGGTTTATACCGTAAACAACCCAATCGTAACCTAACGGATTTAAAAATAACCCTACCGTTACCAACATGTTGCCTACAGCTCTTTTGTTTGTTTTAAAGAAGTAGTAAGACAAGGATAACGCTAACAGCGCCAACCCATATAGAACGTACATTGTACTCCAATAATCGTTGGTCAATTGAGTCAGTTTGTATACCAAAATATCGAACCCAAAAGGGTTTAGAAAGGTCGCCATCATCAAGCTGGCTGTCGCCATTTTCTTTCTCATTCCTGTAACTATCACCTTCCATACATTTGTGTTTAATGACATGTCGGGTAACACATCATATTGTTACCCAACATCTTATTTTATTATAAATATACTGAAATATTTATTTTTGTCAACTTATGAGTTTAACAAAATTTCTTTCATTTCAGTCACTAACTTTCTATGACCCTCACCGTACTGTGTCCAAGCCAACCCCATTTGTTTTAGGTCATAGTGTTTCAATACTGTACTGTAGTCTTCAACACCCTCTGGTCTACCGATGATATAGATACTGTCAGCTAATTCAGCCGCAAGTCTAATATCGTGTGTTGAGAACATAATGGTGTTAGACTCATGTGCAGCACCAATTCTTTCAAAGGATTGTTTAACCTTTTCAATGTTACCAACATCCAAACCAGAGAATGGTTCATCAAGAATCATAAAGTGTTTGTTGGTAAGCATTTGCTCAATAATCGCTGTGCGCTGTCTTTGACCACCCGACAATTCACAAGGGTATTTGTCTTTGTGTTCTAACAACCCCCATTCAGTTAAGTAATCCGTGATGATTGTGTCCTTTTCAGCTTTTGATAAGTTTGATTTACGCATAGCGTATTGACAAATCTGAGTCACGGTCTTGTGTCTGAAAAGCGTGTATTTTTGGTCCACAAAACCTACATCACCCTCATCAAGTTGTTTGGCATCATTCACATCGTCTGTGTTCATGTTGGCCAAAAGGATTTGGCCAGATATTGGTTTTAACAACCCAGTTAACACTTTAAACAATGTTGATTTACCACGTCCAGAACGACCTAATACTGCAATCACTTGACCAGTTGAGTCGATGTCTTTTCTGATAACATTCTTTTCAATAATGCTAATGTCTTTGATGATAACCTTACCATCGTAGCCAGCGCTTACGTTATCAACGTATAATAGCGTTTCATTTGTTGTATATGGCATAATTCTTAGTTTTAGAAGTTAGAATATCTGAAAATTAACTTTCTTAATTTAGTCATTAAGAAGTCCAATAAAATCCCTACAAGGATAATAACAATCTGTACCGCAATAACTCTACCGTTATCACCCACTTTGTCACCATTTTTGATAAGTACACCCAAACCACCAGCAGCGATAAGGATACTTTCAATACTTACAAGCATCATCCATACAATCGCAAGGTTTTGTCTTACCAATTCAAATACGTAGTCAAAACGACCTTTGATTACCACTTCCCAAAGCATTTCCCATCTGTTACAACCCAACGTTCTAGCATGGTCAAATTCTTCTTGTGGAATGTCTTTAATCATCTGTACAAGGCTTGTAATCAAATAAGTCGACATGAACATTACAAGCACCCATACTTGGATAGTTCTTGCGCTAGAAAGGATAATAGTAATGTAGAACGTAATACCAGCCAGAGGTAAGAATCTAAGTTTTGAAATGAAATCAGCCCAACCCTTAAAGAATGGCAACGTACTCAAATAGGTGAAAAACAAAGAGATAATCACCGATAGTACAACAGCTTGAGCACACAATGACAAAGAACTGAACAAATGTACAATAAGACCATCGTTCCAGATTGTACTAAAACCCTTCAACACCTGTGCTGGTGTTGGAAACAAATTTGTCGTCCCAGTAGACGATAAACCCCAAAAAGCAAACAATAGACCTAACCAAATGGTCAGCATCAATGTTTTACTAGAACCCTTTACTGACTGAAAGGGGATAAACATTTTCAATACGTTTTTCATTATTGTTATTTTTAAATTCTTTACAAAAATACGATTTAATTTCCATTCTACCAAATAATTAGGTAAAAAAAAAAATCCCTGATTTCTCAGGGACTTTTTAATTAAGCATAAGCATTATTTCAAGAGAGTAATTTCTACACGTCTGTTTTTAGCTTTACCTGACACGGTGTTGTTGTCACCGATAGGTTGAGTATCACCTCTACCGTCTACCAATTGGAAACGTTCTTTTGAGATACCACGGCTAGTTAAGTATTCAACTACTGAGTTAGCACGACCTCTAGACAATACTAAGTTTGAATCTGGGTTACCTACGTTGTCAGTGTGACCAACAATTTTAAGTTTAGTTTCCTCAGCTTGAACTAACAAGTTGTAAATGGTTTCTAAGTCTTTTTCGGAACCTTGGATAGCAGTACTACCAGTTGCGAAGTTGATATTCCATTGACCGTTAGCCAATACTTTAGTTTTTGTTTCAGCATATGAAATCTTTTCAACTTTACCAGCATCACCGATGTTGATTGATTTCAAGAAGTACAAGTTAACTGCATCATCGTAAGGTACTACACCGTCAGGACACATACCGTTGAAATCCATAGGGTTCAAGTCGGTTAAGTAAGCAGAAACTTGGTCGTACACAGCTTTATATCTGTTGTTACCGTCAGAGATACCGTTGTATTGCATCGCATCAGCGTAGTTGAATACTCTTGTACCACCGATATCGTAACCTAAACCAGCTTTGGTACCTTTTTGCCCTTTGAACATGTTGTACCAATATTCAGGTGTTTCAGCATTGTATGTTTTAGCGACACATTCAGCAGCTTTACGAGCCCACTCGTCATATTGTTTGATTTGGTTACAAGCCACGTAAGTTTGTTTCAATAAGTTGATAACTTCTTTATCGTGTTGTACAGCCCACTCTTTGATGATTACAAGTGTAGTAGCCATTTGATTTACGAACTCTTTAGTTGATACCACATCGGTGAAACCTGTTAGAGCATCGAAAGCCATTTTGTCACCTGGAGTCCACGTAGTGGCACCATCAATTTTACGGTTAACTGTTTTACCAGTCAATTTACCATCTTTAACCTCTTTCAAAGGCACAGTGTAACCTGCGGTTTGAGATTTAATTAAGTCTTTTACAGACTCAATGAAATCATCGTTTGGTGATGGAACGAAGTTAATCGCATTAGGGTCGTAAGTTTTAGGGTCTGGGTTTACTGGAATTTTGTTAGCGAACGCATAGTTACAAGCTACAACCCAGTCACCGTCACCGATTACAGAAGAGATAACACAACCTTTCATCGATTGAGGATTATCTTTCCAAATTTGTGGACCAATCAACTTGTCCTCACCGTATGATAAACCATATTGTGCGATAGCTTGAACGTGGTATTTACCCTTACCGAATTTTTCGTCTAATGATTTCTGAGTAGTTGTGATATAGAACGGTACACCATCACCCATGATAGATACAGCTACAGCTGATTTATCAGATTTAGGATAAGCGGCACCACCGTCAAATTCCTCAACAAACTTGATTTGCATATCACGTAAACCACCAACCATGTCTTGACGAACGATTTCTAAGTTTACACCTGCGGCTTCCATAAGTGACCCCTCAGTTGTACGAGGACCACCGTTGGCTACAATCATACCAGAGTTACCATTCCATGCATACTCTGCAATTCTAATAAGACCTTTTGAAGCAACTTCACTTGATGGAGCGCTAGATGGCAAAGGCAATTTAGCACCAGCCGTTACGTTGTTCAAGTTTTCGGAATTAAGTTCCAAACCACCAAGGGTTTTTGAAACTTCCACTCGTAGACCTGGTGAAACGAAATACACCACAGCCATTACCAATACTGCTCCAAGAGCAACTAAAGCACCTTCTGCGAAGGTTGTCAATTTCTGAATTTTAAGGATTCTTCCCATTTTGTTATAAATTTTAATGTTATTGTTTTACGGTACAAATATACGAACTAATTTTTAATGTACCAAATTTTCTTTTGTTTGTTAACTTTTTTTTAATGTTCGCCAGTTAGAGGAACTACCCATGCGGTATAAAACTCTTCTGACTTCCTACTTACGTATATTGGCTCGGCAATCCTCATTATTATGTCCACCACTTTGCTTGGGGATACATGGTCAACCCACAGCTACTCGAACAGTTCTTTATTGTTTTTGATTAGAACAACTCACCAAAACCACCAGATTTTTGTCTGTCAGTTGATGACAACACATACTCTGGGTTGTTGTATTGTTTTGCGCTAGGGATGATATCTTCTCCCACTTTGATTTTGTCAGCAACAGCATTCAAGTTAGCGAACAACTCATCAGAGTCTAACGTGTAGTTAGTGGTAAGTGTTTCGATATCCTTCAAATTACCAGCGGTAATTGCGATATCAGCGGCAATTGTTGATGTTACTACGTCAAGGGCATAGTCGAACTCCCATCCTTTGGTGAAGCCCATTGCGTTTTTAGCGGCAGTTGTAGCAGCGTTTGATTTACGACCAAACTCGTAGTCTTTCTTAAGCATTTCAACGGTAGCGTCAAAATCAGAGATTTTAATCTCCATGGCAGTTTCAACCATTGTCAACTTGTGACCCATTTTCTTCATGATGTTGGCACGGGTACCATATTTTTGCACGAAGTCTTTGGCTTGAGTCAATTTGTTTGACACACGCAACGCTTCAGCGTTTACTTTTTGGAATTCAGCGGCCAAGTTTACATATTCATCTTCACCTCTAGCTTCAACACCACCCTTTTGAACCATTTCGTCCATTCTGGTTTTGATTTTTTGTGCTTTAGCTTGAAGTCTTAGAATAGACTTTTGCCCTTCCTCAGCTTCTGTTTGTGCTCTACTAGCTTCCAATTCCATGTCGTTTTTCAACTGAGCGATGTTACCCTTAGCAACTCTAAATGTTTGTTGGTTGGCAATCATCTTTTGACGCTCAATGTCCAACTGAGCAAAAGGGTCGTGACGGATAATCATCTTGTGAAGACCTCTTGTAAGCGCTCTAAGACCCTTAAGGATTACTGGTGCAGCGATTATAAGACCTACAATCATTACCCCAGTTGCGGCAACAGCAAGCATGTGACCGATGGCTTGGAATACGGTTGGTAATACATATTTCCATAACCCGTATCCAATAGCACCAAATGCGGCTAATTTAATGAACCAGAAAAGGTTTTTTTCACCTTTACGGAAAGTGTCTACCTTAGTAGCAATTTGATTTTGGTCAAAGTGCTTAAGGATTGGTAACTCCATCAAATTGGCATTCAATGTAGTTTGTTTGAATTGTGTTTGTGTACTCATCTTATTTAATGTTTATGTTAATTCCAGATTTTACTGTTTCGATAGCTTCAACAATTTTGTTTTTAGCAATAGTGTTAGCATTTAACTTGCTATCAACTTCATCCAACTGTGGTTGGTATTTACCATCAATGTCTTGAAGCTTGGATTGTCTGTCAGCAATTTGAATTTGCAACGCTTCCAATTGTTGTTGGAACATTGTCAATTCGTTAGCTAGAGTTTGATTCTCAGATTCTTTTTGTTTCAAAAGATTGTCTTTTTTACCCTTACCCTTAGCAACGTTTTCATCGTATACTTTGGTAATCTCACCAATATAGAAATCAGCTTGAGAGATAAGTTTCTCTTTGCTAATCGTTTTATCCATTGCCGTACCCATAGCGTATGCCATTGCATATACTTGTGGATTGGTCATACCACCATGTGATACTGATTGGAAAAACTCATAGAAATCAAAACCATCTTGGTTAAGGGAGTTAAAACCATTCTCATACAATTCAACAGCTTTTTCTAAGTGTTCTTGAGACACGTTAGCTTGCGATGCAAATGTTGGTTGTGGAGTTGGTGCTGAAGTTGGAAACGAGAAAACAGGTGTTGCAACCTCAGATGTTTGCGCATTTTCAGGAAACTTTGTAGCAGTTTGCTGTTTAGCAGGTGCTGGCGCTTGTTGACTAGTACCCTCACTAGAATTTTCATCTTGAGTGAAGATTAGATTTCTTAAAAAACTCATTTTGTAATTGTTTATGTTTTACGATGCAAATATACGAAGTGTTTTTGTGTGTACCAAATTTTTAATGTTAACTGATTGTTAACAAAGACAGCGGCACGTGGGAATGACAAAACCTAAGTTCTAGAAACCGTTCACTCGTAAACGAGCTACACGCGCTTGTCTTTTTTATTAAGTTTAGAGGTAGCTTTACCGATAAAGTCAATGGACGATATCAATACATTTTACTAAACTAGTACAAGGAGCAGGACTCGAACCTGCGACCCTTCGGTCTGGGATTTCTCCCTCGCCAACCGCTCTAACCAACTGAGCTACCCCCGTATATAGGCAACAAGATTAACTTTTTAATACGCGCTCTAAACCAACTGAGCTACCACCCGAAATCTTTAATCTAGTTGGGTGGGAAGGACTCGAACCTCCGACCTCGTGCTTAAGAGGCTATTGATTTAAATTGCTGAAATAATCTTTTATACCTATTTTTTAAGCCTTAACTTTGGCTTTTAAAATGTCAATCTGTTTGTTGATGCGTTGTCTATCCGCATCGGTCAAAGCAACCTTTACGTCACTTGTACCCTTTTGGGTTTTTACACCACTTTTAAGTTGCGCCTCAAATTGCGCTAATGCTCTAGCTTGTCTAGATTTTTGTGCTAATGTAGCCATATTTAAAAATTAATAATTTAGTCGAGGAGAAGGGACTCGAACCCTTCAGCAACTAGTATACACCCCGCAATGAGGCTGCCGCACCAATACCATCCCCGTGTTTTGGTGCTAACTTTCCCACGATAGCACCGTTGCAGTCTTTTCTTTGGGAGAGGGTCCGAACTGCAAACCCAGAAGTTGTAGCACTTCCTCAGCTGTTACGCTCATTTCCTTTTAACACCTTCCATGGTATGTTAAAATTCTTTACGTAAGTGTAACCGTCTTACTGTAGTGGTACCGACTGGAATCGAACCAGTGACACATGGATTTTCAGTCCATTGCTCTACCAACTGAGCTACGGTACCTTGAATGGATAAACATTTCCAAGTGTTTACCCTAGCAGTTTTTACGCACTAGCACGGCTAAAAAACTACAAAAAACCTACTCGATGTTTTATGCTTGGACAAGGGGCTGCACGAGCAACAACCCAGTTGTTCTGGTACAACTTTAAACCCCAAACTTGAGTCGTTGGCACTGAGTCAATAGTTCCGACACAAAGATTCCTAGGTTTTTGTGTGTTTCCTATTTAGTCGTGGGGGAAGCTGGACTCGAACCAGCGACCTTTCGCTCTCCTAAGACAGCGAACATCTGCCAACTGAAATATTCCCCCGATTGCCTCGGTTAAAAACCGAGGGCTTGTTCCGTGACGCTACCGCCCCAGAGATTTACGTCTTTGTGTTTGATACCACCGCCAGTACAAAGTTTCATTATCACAAAGATAAGAGGAGGAACTTTCCTATTGGCTACTACTCTCAAACACCCTACGATGTCTAATTAAAATTACAATGCAAATATACTAAGTGTTTTTCAATCTTGCAAGTTTTTTAAAAGTTTTTTTTTTAAGAGTTAGGGTAATTTATCAACTTTTCACTAAAATAGTAAAAACTTGTTTTACCCATTCTTTTAAACCCTAAATTTTCCCAAAACTTTTTAACTCTTTTATGGCTTGCTTTGTTTTCTCTGTCGTCAATCGCAAAAGGTATAACAACAAACAAACTATCAGGTTTACCTATAGTGTCTATTATTTCATGTATTACAGCAGAACCAATACCCATACCTCTATTTTTTTCATTTATTCTAAATAAATCAATATAGATATATTCACTAAACTCTTCCAAACTAAATTTAGTTTTGCTTCTGCTATCAGAATCTTTGAAACACGCATCGAAACCATCCACAAAGTTTTGTGATATAATATCACAAAAATCATAAGCTTCTTCAAACCCCATCCAAGAAATGTGACGCATAAAATTTATTTTAACTTCACCAATTTCTTCAACGACATCTTTATTTGTCTCTTCGTCATATGAATAATTATCAACTATTTTAACGTTAATATCTTTTATATGACCCTCACATTCATAATGGATAGATGTTGAATAGTTTATTTCTATCAAGTTTTCTCTCAAAAGTTCAATAGAATCTGCCACATCTTCACCTAGCATTAACTCAAAGTATTGTTCCATTTTTTTTATTATTATTATTATTAATACAATGCAAATATACTAAGTGTTTTTTAATGTTACAAGTATTTTTAAAATTTTTTTCCAATCAACAGATAATAGTTTGAATTTGTTTTTCTTACAGATGTTGATTCTGATGCGTATATAGGTTCATCAGAATCAATATAGTAATCACGTACTATATCATCTAAAACCTCTTTCAAACTACAACCATCTTCTGAAAAATAAAGTTCAGCATAGTTTACGTAATCATCCTCATCGATTCCAACAGTGTCTTCAATCATCGATGTATCACAATCATCACTAGTGATGACAATAATGTTATCCGAATTATGTAAACTTTTTCTTGAAAAAGCTTCAATTTGTTCATAAAGACCCTTACCGATAATCGCGAAATCTTCACACGCATCAACTTCTGCTGGTACGATAACCATTTGGTCACATTCCAATAATTGTTTATGTGAATAGGTACCACCTTTGAATTCAACTATTTCCAAGTTGTAATTGGAAAGAGTTTGGCGAACTCTAGCCACCACATCTGGGTTAGCTTTGTTAGACTTCGCCAAGTACACTTTCATCTTTTTCATAGCAGATTACTTTTCAGTTTCTTCTTCACCGAAGTATTCGTTGTAGATAGCTTCGGCTTCAGCCAATTCAACCTCTTTCAAAGCTAAATCCATACGACATTGGTGTAATTCGGAAACCCATTTAGCTGGTTCGAAATCTGGATGACCAGGTCTCAACGATGTTGTGTTTTCTGGTGCCAAGTCGGTTAACTTGTTGATAGTGCTTTTTAATTTAGATTTCTCTTTTTTCAAGTTGTTGATGAAAGAGTTTAACTCCAATACAACATCTTCTGCCAAGTCGCTTGCTCTATTAGCCAATGTAGCTGAATTGCTAGACGAAATCATTTTTTCAAATTTACTCATAAAGTTTATTTTTAATGTTATAATTAATACATTGCAAATATACGAGTAATTTTCCAATCTAGCAAATCTTACTTAAGAAATTTTTTGATTTTTTTGATTTCTTCAAATAATTTGTAGTTTTTGAAGTAAGAAGGGATATCTTTGATAAACATGAATCCATTATAGGTGCTGTTATCATCCTTATGGACCACAGTGGTATATATTGAACCGTTGGTTTTGATTTTGCTTCTGTCGAAGACAATTCTAACCAATTCGTTTTCTATCTCATTGGTGTTTTCATCTTGACCTAAATTTTTAAGTGTTTTTTCAAAAGCGGTAAGAATATCGTACTTGGTTTTCTTCAGAGCTTCAATTTCATCTTCTGAACGTTCATCTTCCTCATCGTTATCATATATTTTGTCATCTATGATTTCGTAGATTTCATCTTTTATACGTTGCTCTATCGCAGCACTATCAATATTCATGTTATTATGTTCTCTTATGGTTTCCCATAATTCATCATAACTGCTCGGTAACTCAGCTTGTTCAAGCATGTCCTCCAACAAAGATTCAAAAGCACTTTCAAAGTCTGTTTTGTCTTTGGTTAAAATATCAGCATCTGAAATCAACGCACCAATAAAATTAGGTATTGCTATTGTTATCTCTTTATAGTCTCTACTACGATAACTATATCTATTTGATTCATATGTTATTATTTTTTGAAACTTATTACTAAGGTCTGTAAAGGTTTCTTCTTCAGCTTCATCTTGAGCATTTGAATATACTTCGTCTATGTATTCTTTGATTGAATCTTCTACCCCAAATTTTTCTAACATAGAAGCTACAATTTCTTGTGTTGGGTTGATTCCATTTTTTCTTAACCTCGTAACCAATTCTGAATCTGTTAAGACTCTTTCAATAAAATGCTGATATTCTTCGTCAAGACCATCTCTCCATCCTTCAAAATAACTATCATTCCATGACTGCCAATTGCTATCTGACAATTCAGACATTAAGTCTTCCAAATTATGACCAAACTTAACATCAGAACCAAATTCAAATGTAAGTTTATCTGAATAATCGCCATATGTAACAGATACTGTATCTGGTAGCATTTCATTTAAAGTTTCAATGGTCGCATCATCTTCTTTATACCTATGTTCAGCACTATGTTTTAACCCATCGATAATTGGTTTAATTTCAGAATAGTTTTTTACCAATTTACCAGAAGCATGTTTTTCAAGCATTTCTAATTTATCAGCACCGTTAATAGCAATGAAATTACCAATTTGTTTTTTGTTTAGGCTACTTAAATACGCTGAAATTCTATCGTCTGGTAAAACAACCAACTCAGTATACATCATACGTAGCCTTTTTCTATTCCAATTGTCAGCGTTCAAATAAGTGTCCAATTTTCTATCACTAATTTGTGCATAACGCTTAACAAGTTTAGAATTGTTTTTGATACTAGCAAATTGCTCATCATCCAATCCAATACCAAATGAAACATACAAATTCTTTAAGTCATCTGGCAGCATCAAGAATTGGTTAGTTGAAATTGGCCTTGCAATTGTTGGGTATATATCCAAATAAGCCTTTTTATCTTCGTAGCTAAGACTTTTAAATTCGTTGTCGCTTATCCCTTTTTTGAATCTCTCATGTTGAGCTCTTTCTTCTGGTGTGAACGGTTTTGGTTTTAATACTTCTTTGATACCAGCTAACTTAGGGTTTATTTCAAGTATTTGGTTCCAACTCATTTGATTATCACCATCATTGTTTGCTGATGTAACTATGTATTGTGGTGTTTCGTTATCCTCAGGGTTAAGGTTCTTAGGTACTTGAATAACAAAGAAGTGGTATCTATTTTCAAAACCACCACTAACACCGCCTTTTTTTGCAATAGCAGCCAATTCTGTTTCAGTTGCTTTAACATCCTTAACAAAATAAAATGCTGGTTCGTATGGTTTAAATCTGTAAGTATAGAACATGTTTGAAGAGTCTGACCTTGCGACACACCAGCTATATGGCATACTACCCTTGTATTTGATACAAGCTCTTGGGCTATCAGCATAAAACACTTCTATACCATTTTTGTTGTACACAGCTTCACCAGTAACTTCAATGTCATTTTGTTTCGACATAGTTGTTTTTACTGGTCTTTGACCTGACACATAATCTACAAGAGTTTCAAGGGAATTAAATGTTGGATAAGCGTCAATATCAAAACGCTTTTCAACTGGAACGTTGATATTTAAGTCTGGATTAAGAGCTTCACGGTATTTACCATCTCTAATGTGTTTGAATTTTTCAATATAACTTCTAACAATCTCTGGGTCATAATTTTGAGATATGAATTTCTGAGTTTGACTCTTGAAATCTTCGTTTAATAAATCCTTGAATATATGTGATAATTTCATGCTAATTTTTTAATATAAATATCACAAAAAAACTAAACAGACATCCTTTTAACCATCTTTCTGTATATTCTATCTTCAAAATCTTTCATCAAAGAATCTGGGATTCTAATTCCTTTAGATTCGAATTCACCTATAATCTCACGTTTAAGAAATGTACCCTCAACAATTCCATCACCCCATTGGTCACACCAAAGTCCCCAGCTTTTCTTACCAACAATCACAGCCTTGACTATGTTTGGGTGTCTGGTTACTATGGGTTTTCCACCAGAGTATTGTCCGTTATCGAATTTTCTAAATGTGTTTTTACCTTCGGATTCATTGACATCAAATTCAACATTGACGATAGAACCGCAAAAGGTAAGAATACCTTTCCTATAAGAAGATAGAAAGAAATTGAAGATTTCATTGAAGTTGTCGGAATACTTTGATAACTTTCTATCAAGTCTGTTACCAGTTTCCTTTTTGCGTAATTCAATACGCTCTTGTTTTGTTAGGCTCCCAAGCGGTCGCCTCCTGATTGTGTTGTTTTCATATTCTTGTGTTTTTTGTTTAACCAATTTAATTTATTCAAGTCAATACTTGAATTAGATTTTACAATATGACCATCTGGAAAATGTTTTATCATATCAGACATACTCAATACTGGAAAATCTTTGTCAAAGTTTGCGTTTGGATGTGACCAACCAAATTTAAACAACCAATTCAACAACGCATCAACATCATAGTCATTATAATCATCCGTAGTACAGTTACCAGTTCTTTTAGATAACTTACTACCCTTATAAAACAATAAACCAGCATGTTGAACATTTGGAAATTGTTTTTGACCATATACGTTGCAAATCATATCCCACAACTTTTGTTGTTTTGGTAAATTTGTAATGTGGTCCACACCTCTGATTATGTCTGTAATGTCATAATCATAGTCATCTAATATCGAAGCAAAATTATAGGTTGGATAACCGTTATCTCTAAGGATAACCATATCGTAATCTCCCATGTTTACGTTTAACGTACCATCGTCTTTTTTAAACCCTATAGCTGTTGCCACTTGTTTGTATCGGTCAAGTCTGCTACTTTGCTTAAATGTTACATCATAATTTAACCCAAAGTAATTCATTTGTTGATATATGAAATCTACATCTGAATCATTGTTCCTAGACAAATCTGTGTCATCGATTCTAAGGATAAAATTACCATCATTTGATTTACTCAATAAATAATTGAATAAAGCAGTACGTAATGTCCCTAAATGAAATTTGCCCGTTGGTGAAGGGGCAATTCTTGTTTTCATAATACTATTTTTTATATTTTGTGGAGCTGACGGGAGTTGAACCCGCATCCTCTACCTTGCAAAGGTAGCGCTCAGCCAGTTGAGCTACAGCCCCAAAATTTCTAATTCTACGCTTACAATATGTAGTTCTATGAATTAGTAACAGTCTCATCTGTGCGGACGCAGTGGGACTCGAACCCACAGCTTTTTCGTGACAGGAAAATTAACTAATGCTGCTGGAGATAACCTTGTCAGGTTATGACTTGTTTTTAACATGTTACCCTTACACCATACGTCCAAAAATACCTTTACATTTCAAAGGTTAAGCAGGTTTAGTTGCGGACTTTCCTTCCAGTCAGTGCTTCTTTTTCCAGAGATTGCCTCTATACGCACGTTATCTGACAATTTTAACACGAAGCGACCGTGTTAGCAATCGTGGAGACTGCGGGAGTCGAACCCGCGACCTTCTGCGTGCAAGGCAGACGCTCTAGCCAGCTGAGCTAAGTCCCCAAATATTTTAGAAGCGCAATTGGTTTCGAACCAATGTTTCCAGCTACGCGCCAGCGTCCTAAGCCCCTAGACGATACACTTTAACTACTCTCAATACAACTGCCATCATATATTGAGTAGAATGGCCTTGTTACTTCACCTTTCAGTTGGCAGACCTACTTGGTTTTTCACTCACCTTTTTTGCCGAGATACTGGGATTCGAACCCAGTTCGCACGCCGTGACAGGGCGGCATCCTTCGCCAGTGGACCTTACCTCGAATCTATGGCGGTCTGTACGGGACTCGAACCCGTGACCTTCGCCGTGACAGGGCGACATTGTAACCAACTCTACTAACAGACCAAATATTGGTAGTCTGTACGGGATTCGAACCCGTGTTTTACCCGTGAAAGGGGCACGTCCTGACCAACTAGACGAACAGACCATTTAGATTTTTGATTACTGGAATCTTAACCAGATTATTTTCTCCCTTTTAACCAACCTTCGTTTAAATAAGTTTCAAGGTCTTCTTTTTTAATTTTTTTGTTAGTACCATCCTTGGTTATCCAACATGTACCATATTGACTGTTTGTTTCACCAGTCCCAGTACCTTTTCTTTTTTCTGATATTAATTGTTTAGTTTCTTCCGAATGACATTTACCTTCAAAAGTATTATAATTAATTTTACCTAATTTATGTGCTTTTTTTAATGTTTCAGATGATATTTCTGTATGTTTTTTAAAAAACTCTTCATCAATTTTTAATTTGTCAGAAAACGCTTTTCCACCAGCCTTAATACATTTCTCCATATGTTCTTTATTAGCAAAACCACCTTGACCACCTTCTTTTAAATTCATACATAAACCATCAGATATCAACTCTTTTGTTATAATTTCAATCTCTCTAAGAACTAATTTTTCTCTTGTTGGTAAAAATTCTAATATTTCTTTTGTATGGTTTTCAACACCATATTTCCTAATACTATATCTTAATATCTTACCACTTCCCATGTAACCGTCATCTAATTTCGTAGTTGAATGCATTCCAATATACCATCTTCCTGTTACATTACATGTTGTTTTATATATGTAATGTATATTTGCTTTTTTTCTTGCCATTTCAGTTTATCTTTAATAATAAATATCAAGATAAACTGAAAAGTACAAAAAAGTTTATGGTAGCCTCGACGGGGCTCGAACCCGCATTGCACACCTTGAAAGGATGGCTTCCTAGTCCGATTTAGAAGACAAGGCCATGTTTATCGTTTCGGTTACCCCCACGCAGTGCACTTACGCAGGGACCTACTCCTTGTAGGAATGAGTGGATTCGAACCACTGACCTTCTCCCTTATGATGGGAGTCGTTCTGAATGTGTTTTTTCAACCAACTTAATGGTAATTCATTAAGCACACACCCCGATTGTTGTTATTTACCATCTCCTTAAGGAGCCAATCAGACCGCTGAACGTACATTCCTAGTGGTACCTCCCAGATTCGAACTGGGGACACCTGCATCTTCAGTGCAGTGCTCTACCAACTGAGCTAAGGTACCTTTTAATTTCGTTGCAAAGATACAACTTATTTTTTAATCTCCAAATTTTCAATGAACTTTTTTTATTTTTTTTTTCTTGTGGAATCAACGGGAGTCGACCCCGTGTCTCTGGCTCTTCAGGCCAGCGCTAAACCCCTCAGCTATGACTCCAATTTTTGTACATAAAAAAAGCCTGACTTATTAGGGTCAGGCTTGTTACTATGGTTGAGTTATTTCTAACTGTTAACTATTGGCAACACACGACCCTCCAGAAGAGCAATCCTCCTCGGCAGCAAAAAATGCAAAATCAAATATGTTAGCAAAAGTTCTCATAGTAATATTTTTATGTTTGTTTATAAATATGTTCTTTTTTTAAAAAGTTTATTTTTTGTTTGTTTTTAAATTCTTTGCAAATATACGAACTATTTTAATACTAGTCAAGTTTTTTTGCAACTTTTTTAAATTATTTTATAATTCGTTGTTTCTCAATTGATTAAGATAAGCTTCCATTTCATCTTTTTCATCGTATTTGAATGTTTTTAACACTCTCACGCTTTTGGTTGAAATTGATTTACCACCAGCTGCTCCTTTCCTAACATATATTCTATCAGAATCTAACTGATGTGCTGGTACAGCTTGATAGTAATATTTAGGGTCTAAATATGCCATTGGTATTATGATTTCAATAACTGCATAATCTGGACCTTCAAATTCTTCTGTCATGTTGAATAAATCATCGTGGTGTTTATGTTTGAATTTAACACCTAAGTCAGTCATCATAGAAGGAACGTATTTTGCATCTGGATGTTGTTGTTTAATATACTGCATCATCTTAGAACCAATTCCTAACCTTCTATATTTTGGTAAGACTATAATATTACCAACAGTCAATTCACCATCGTATATTGTGTATTGTACCATTCCAAGAATGTCATCATTCAAATACACACCCAACTCATAATCATCTTGACCATGGTGATAACCCATGTGTTCTGTTCTATAATCTAACTCGCCAGTGAGCCCTTCTCTTAACAATTTTTTTATTAGTGCTTTCATACTAATAAATATGTCAAAGAATTGATTTGTACCGCTGACTGGACTCGAACCAGCACACCCTTTCGGGCACCAGATTCTTAGTCTGGCGTGTCTACCATTCCACCACAGCGGCAGGTACAAGATAGTTAATTTTGTGGATTTGAACCACTTCGTTCGCATTTTAAGTGTGAATTTTTAACCAATTTTGTTTGCTGAAACTATCTTTTGTAGGTCTGGAGGGATTCGAACCCCCGACTTTTTCCTTGTAAGAGAAACACTCTGAACCAACTGAGTTACAGACCCATTATATTGTACCGCTGGCGAGACTCGAACTCGCACGCTTATTTCAGCACTGGTTTCTAAGACCAGCGGGTCTACCATTCCCCCACAGCGGCATATATGATGTTAAGCTTCTTCTAGCTCAACATCTTCAATTTCTTTATCTTGTTCTAATTTTTTAGCACATGTAATGTGCATAAATTTTTTGTCTACTACTAAAGCAGCACCGTGGATAACACCACCACATTCACAACAATTAAACTTCATACTTCCATAATTTTAATTAACACGTTATTTTTGTAGCCAGAGTGGGAATCGAACCCACACGTCCTTGCGGACACCAGATTTTGAGTCTGGCGCGTCTACCAATTCCGCCATCTGGCCAGTTGTAGCCGAGGAGGGACTCGAACCCTCACGCCCATTACTGAGCACGGGATTTTAAGTCCCGCGTGTCTACCAATTCCACCACTCGGCCATTTATGTGTTGTGAGAACTGTACCGTAGGCTATTCTCCGCATACCACATGGGTATTGTTCTATCGCCATAGCAGCCTCCATAAAGGACAACACATATTTTTGGTACACCCAACTGGATTCGAACCAGTGGCCTCTTGCGTGTAAAACAAGCGCTCTCAACCAACTGAGCTATGGGTGCATATGGTAGGGTTTAACCTACCTTGATAAAATCTTCATTATCGATGGCTCTTTCAATCCATCTGATTAATTCTGAACCCTTGATTTCTGCATCGAATGTGGTTGTACCCAAATCCTCAGCCAATACTAGTGTTGCAATTTTTTCTCTTTCAAAAGAATCCATTACAAATGATTTTTGTACAGTTTTGATTGGAAACTGATAGGTTCCATCCAACACATCAACTTTATAATATAGGTTCCCACCTACATAGTGACTAAATTTAGCCAGATTCTTTGACTTATACAAGTCTTTTTTAATTTCATTCTTTTCCATTGTTTCACTCTTTATCATTGAGGCGCCGACTGGATTCGAACCAGTGTACGGGGTTTTGCAGACCCCTGCCTAGCCACTCGGCCACGGCGCCATTGTTATAAAATAAAAAACCCATCTGGTTAGGATGGGCTTTTTGAGAGATACTTATCTTATTCAGATTAGTTAACACACAAGTAGCCCAGCTGTGTTTCCACTAGCAAGCATAAACCTAAAAGGACTAATATGTTAAAAGTATTTCTCATTGTTTTTTATGTGTTTCTAATTAAATATATGCAAAGATACTAAAAGTTCTAATACAAGTCAAGTTTTTTTTGAAAAAAATTTTTAAAAAATTTTAATTTACGTCTTTTAGTGAGTCACCACCCATGGTTTGTCCAGTAGAACAACTACCCTTTTTCTCCCCACGTTTACAAGCCTTATTCACTTCTAGGCCGTCTAACCCAACATCTGGTTTTCTAGCTAATTTTTTTAAATATCTCTTGTATTCCTCTTCATCTGTAAAACCAGCCGCTGCCATAGTTCTTAAGAAGTCTTCACGTTTTTTACCAGATATTTCATCACGGTTTAATTGAACTATTTTTTGAATTTCAGCTCTTTTCTCTTGTGGTGAAAGAGTGGTGATTTTTTGGATTGAATCAATCTTAGCTTTATATTCTGGTTTTATTTGTCCCCATGATAATCCAGTCATCATAAGAAGACCAGCCAAGAATGGTTTTATACCTTCTTCTATTGGTTCTTCTTTTTTCAATAAGGATTCTCTAAGTAGTTGTTTTATTAAAGGTTTCATATCTTTGTTTTAGTAATAAATATTTACATATCATAAAAACATCGATATATTTATGATTATGGGATATGTTTATTTACTACTACAGATTGATTTTGAAGGCAAAGAGTCTTATAAGATTGGTATTACCAAAAATGACCCAAACCTTAGAGTTAAACAACTTCAAACGGGGAACCCAAACAAGATTAGTCTTCATAGAAAATATGAAACACCTAACTACTTAAAGGTAGAAAAATGGCTTCATAGACAATACTTTGAAAAGACTGAGGCTAAAAATGAATGGAGAACACTTACAGATGAGCAAGTATTCTCCTTTCTTGATGACTGCCAAGCAGCCGATAATACCATTCAATTCTTGTTAGACAACAACAGCTTCTACAAATAATACGTTGTACGCTTCTAAGAATGTTTTTTTGGCTTTTGCGTGGTCCCAACATTGAAAAATTTTGGTATCATCTAATACCAAATTTTCCCATTCAATTTGTAACATTCTAGCATCAATTTCTTTTACCGTTTCATTCAACGGATATTCAAAACCAAATTTGTCAGCAATCATAAGCATAAGATTGTGTTCACATTCTTTGTATTCTGGTAGTCTAGCTTTTATGGGTGTTGGAATGTCGCCCAAATAAGCTTCACTCGCATCATGCATAAGTGCAGCTTTTTTGTCTTCAAAAGAAGATGCTTTCATCATACACATAACACTGTGTTGTGCTACGGAATAATGCCTGTTCAAATGACCACCAAATCTAGGCACCGATGCCAATGCATGTGCTATGTCTTCAATAGCGATGACATCTTTTGTTGGTTCAAAAACATTTATAAAGAGTCCAGAATTAGTTCTGATACATCCTTTAGGTGATTCGTGTATATCCATAGATTAAAAATTAAATGGCCAAAAATTGAATTTGGACTTTTTAGGTTTGTAAAACTCTTTTCTGATTTTGGTAAGAAGTTTATTTACCAACTCTTTGTCTACGTTATTAGGTAGATTTGAGTTTTCGAATACTTCATCCATATTTTCAATGGCTTTGTCAGCGATGTCAATGAGCGAGTCTAAATCAACTTCACCACGTCTGATTGCTAGAAGTTCTTGAGCATCTGGTCGTCTTACGATAATACCCTTACCTTCACCAATTTCAGTAGCCATTCTAATAAGACGCATACAGTGCATCATATTCTTACCGTCAATTCTTTGACCATGTTCTTGAGTTTCAACGTAACGAGCTTCGTTACGGTTCTCAAGCCATTCTTGGTATTCTTTGTAATCCTTACAGTGTTCTGAATAACCGTCTTTGTTATAAACGATTGTACAGATTGATTTCTCACCCTTTGGAATACTAGAAAGACGTAGTTGGTTAGAGATACCGTAGTTAACCTTACCATCTTCATCTTCATGACCAGTGTTAACAAGTCCTTTATACCCAAGACCCATTGGCTTGCCAGCATCTTTGAGAATTTGTTTCATTTTCTCTCTGGTTTCTTCATCATTAGCATTTGTATGAATCATTGCTGCTGTTCTATCATAAAACAAAGCATAAACATCTCTAGCGTTTGGTACATTTACAGCACCGATGAATTTTTCGTTGAAACCACGACCTTTGTTCCATTTTCTCCATGGGATTGATTTTTCACCTTCAAGAACATAACAGAAGTCTAACAAGTCTTTTCTTGTTACCTTGTCTTTCTCCCAGTTTTGTTTCTTGTTAAGACCCTTGGCTTTCTTGATTTGCTGTCTTGCATAACCACCAAATGAATCCTTACAGATTTTGGTAATGAAGTCTTCTTTGTGCGCAAGAATAAGGTCAAAAAGCGGGTGCTTATGAACAATACAATCCTCTGGGCTGTTAAGAAGTTCAAGAACTGTTGGGTTGTTAGAACCCATTAGTTCAAGGAAACGCCTAATCTCCCAACCAGTGTAATCTTTATTTACGTTAATTTGTTCTACATACCCAGTACCTAGGATGTAATCCTCAGGCAATATGTAAACAAATTTCTTGTCGATGTCACTTGCAGGTGTTTGCGTACCGTATGCTTGAGAACCGATAATGGTTTCAAACAAGATAAGGCCGTTTTCCACAAGGAACTCATGTGTTATTTGTTTACTCATAATTCTTTTAATTTTTTGCAAAGATACATAATTTATTTCTAACCACCAAATATTTATAATAAAAACGTCATGTGGAAAGAAATTAAAAAATTTTTTGGAGAGACATTTAAGGATGAGCGTGGTCGTTATTCATCTAAGCGTCTTATTGGTATTATCGCAGGTTTAACACTATGCGTTACTCTAGTTTTAAATAGTTTTTACAATGAATCAATTAAACCATCAGATACGCTAGTCTATGCTGTAGCTATGTTGTCATTTGGTTGTTTGGGGCTTGCCTCAATTGATAAAATCTGGGGTAGAGTGCAAATGCCATATACACCAAAAGAAAACGAATATAATTCAGATACTTACCCTGACACTGGGACCAACACAGTACCAGATAGTGAAGAACCACTTATTACACCACAATAATTTAAAAGGGCTATTTTATGTAGCCCTTTTTTATTAACTCATGCAAGTATTCTGAGTGTTCTATATTTTTTTCGTTGGCATACCCAATACTCATGTGCATTCCAAAAAAGGGTCTCCCTAATCCTAACTCAGTTCTTATGGATTGTAACAATTCTCTTTCTTCGTGAGGAATATTAAACCACCATGTTCTACCATCAGTCCTTGGGTCCAAATCAATCACAAGTGGAATTTTTTTCCCATGCCATTTTTGTTTGGTAGTTTCCCACGCATTTAAAACCTCTTCCTCGGACTTTTCTCCGTTCTGGGTTAAATCCTTCATACTGTCGTTAATAAACGAAATATGAGCCCCTCTGAGTGGTTTATTGAGCGGTAAGTTGTATCTTCTTTTTATAAACCATGCGTAATATTCGCATATCTCACCATCCACCATAACCATGGCTACTTTTTTCCATGATGCTTGATTTAAGTGTTTCTTTGTCTTGTCCTCAGGCTCAAACTCAATCTTGCCTGTAAGGTGTAATATTTTGGTTTCCATTGATTGCTAATAAATCGTTAATAATTTGTCTATCAATCTCGTTTGCTATTTCTTGGGCTAATAAATTTTCTAGTTCAGCTGTTACATCAATTCCATGGAACTCTTGTAAGTCTTGTGCCATTTCAACAGACCAATAAACTGGTCTCTTGTAGGCTGAACCAAAAGAATCTTTATCTAATCCATTAGCAAACGCCCATCTTCTAAATACTTTTTCACAAGCTAAAATGTCAAAATCAAAAACAATATGACACTCAAGGACTATGTCCTGACCATATTCTAATTGAGTTGTGTTGACATGATAAAATTTATTATCACGAACGTAATAATGTCTGTCTAAGTATTTGTTTAGGGTTTTTTTAATGTCAATGGGTTTCATACACAATTATACGAAACCCATAGATATTAGTAAATGTTAAGCTAACCTAAGTGGTTTTAAATAATCTCTTAAAAAGACATTTTTTTCACCACCAACTCTTTCAACCCATGCAGCGTAGTTTTTGTTGTTGGCTTCTTCCCACTTTGCATACTCTTTGTCAGATGGTGTTTTGTGTGATGGCCAAGTGTATGGTGTTCCAACAAAGTCTGGGTATAACTCTCGGTTGAATACTCTTTCATCCACCAAGAATACAACAGCTGTTAATTGGTCACCCAAGTCTGGTTCGTTAAACTCTGCTGTTAACACACCGTTGTCTTTTAGAGTCTGAGCGTGTTTGTTTAGAGTACCAAGTCTGTCAATCGTATTGTTGGTTGTACCACCGTTAAGGATAATAAATGTTTTATCATTCTTAGCCCATTTGTTGTAAATATCAACATGCGGCTTCATATCACGAGTGTTTTGTTGGTACTCAACCACAGCATGACCAAACTGAATACCTTGTTGAATCGGACTCAAATTGTAAGGTACGAGACCGTACATTCTGTATTCCAAATACATTTCAGTTTTTCTTGGCATCGAGTTCGCTTTTACCTTGCATTGTGACAACGCTTCAAGAAATTCATCCTTAGGCATTGATGGAAATGTAAAGTAATGTTTCTCTTTTGAACCGTCCAATTCTAGTGGCCATTCATTTAGGTCCAAGACTCTTATTTTAAGTTCTAAACACCATTGGTATGGTGATTTAAATTCTAATTCTTCCATTAGTTTTCCATTTGTATTAAGTGAGAAATTGTACATTGCGCTGGGTTGTAAACGATGAACTCATCATTTCTTAAGTCAGCACCACCATGAGCATACACACTATCAAAATTGTCTTTTTGAATGTTTGAATAACTCAAAGTGTAGCATGAAGAATCATGCTTGTAGATGTGTTTCTCGTTTCCTAAATGCACATCAAACAAGGCTAGGAAACCTACGTTAGAGTTACCTCTGGTCCAATAAGAACCAGAGAGTGAACTGTAGCCTAACGATTTTTGGCTTTTGTTGGCGAAATAAATACCGTCACCAAACATCGAACCTGTGTAAACAGCACCTGAAGGTCTAATCATAAGACCAGTCTGGATGATGTTAAACCAGTTCTCATTTCTTGAACCGTGCCAGTAAAGTCTTTTCTTTTTAACTCTGGCCGTGTTAAAGTGTTTGTCGAAGCGTTCTTGGGTTGCAATGTTAACAACCTTGAAAATCTTCTTGGCTTTGCTGGCGTTATCACCCAACAATTTGGTAATAAGACTTAGCATTTCAGCGTCTTTCTCAACCTCAACCTTAAGACCCATTTGAGTAAGAATGTCAATGTCTGACATTTCTTTACCAGTAGTCTCCACAGATTGTTTTTGTTGTTTGATAAGCTTAACTTGACCAGCCATGGTGTCCAACGCACTTTGTTCTTCACCCAAGAGTCTTTGGGCTTTTTCCAATTGGTCGTCATTGTCAAGACCTTGCACCAAGTGGTTCTTTACGTTGTCCATTTTACGTGGAATGATTGTAAATAAACGTAACAACTCGTTGTTCACCTCTTTGGTATCACCACCAACCTTAAGCATAGCGGTAATCTTAGATAACACTTCTTGTGCGGCATCAACTTGTTGTTCAGAAACAGCGTCTTGAGTAACCTTATAGTTCTTCTGAATGGATTTATTCGCGTATGCCATAAGGTCTTGAACCAATTTCTTAACCATGGCATCTTTGATGGCATCTACCGCATTGTTTTTTGGGTCACCGTTTGTGTTATCAACAACTGGTTCGGCCAATAACTCAGTTACATCAGTGTAACCCTTGGTAGATGAGGTTTTTTCTCTTAAGATTTTATCCCATTCATGTTTGTTTTTGTAAACAACAGACATGTTTTTACCAACACGACCGTATTCACATTTAATTCTACCATCAGCAAGCTCTTCCATGATATAGACTTTGTTGCTGTTATCTGTTTTGCCATTGTCGACCGATACGTGAATCAACTTGGCATATCTTAAACCGTTTTCTTTAACAATCATACTTTCACATTTATTTTTGCAAAGATATTAAATCTTTTTTATACTTCCAAATTTATTTCCATTTTTTTGTAACGTCTTCCAAGATACTTTGATTCTCATTGACAAAACGTAAGAATAATGGTTGTAGTTCTGGTGGCAATGGATAACCATTCATATAAACCACATCCATAACGACTTCGATTTCTTGACCAGCTTGAAGTGGCATATTTCTAGCCACCTCAACATTTTTGGTCAATTTAAAAACTTTCTCAGTAATCATTATGCACCAAGAGATTTTCTGATTTCTTCAAGCTCCATTTGTGCTCTAAGCTCTGGGCTGATTAATTTGTTAAGACGTTCCTCAAGCATTTCCAACTCTTTTTTCTTCATTGTAATCTCGATTTTGTCGATTCTTGTTTTGATGTCTTCAGCCCAATCATCAAATGTGAAGTTAAACCATTTGAACTCTAAGTTGGTTCCGATGATTTTTTGTGCCTCATTGAACGCGTTGCGTTTCTCACATAAGAACCCTAAGATGTTAACCAAGTCTTCCACGTTACCACATACTTGTAGGTTGATGCTGGCAGCTGAATCTTTGCTGTATCTGAAAGCACAGTTAGTGTTCCAGTTAGGTCTTTCAGCCTTAGCGATGGCTGCTTTTTTCTCGTTAACAATCTTGGTTAACTCTTGTACTAATTTGTCGTTGTTTGCACTCATAATTAAAATACTAATACTCTGTTTTTGTTATTTTTATTTACTGTTACTAATTTTAGTTTCATATCCTTAAGTGTTTGGTATGAAATCTTTTCGATTAATTTTGGTTTGATGGTTTTCAATTTAATATCACCATCTTTAATAGTGACAACTTTTTTAGCTGTCAACTTGTAAGTCTTAATTCTATTTCTAGAATTTCTATTGTAATAATAGCTAGCGTTAGGATACTCAACATCATCTGTTTCTAAAACATATTCTTCGTATTGGTTATTACCCAAAGGTAAATAACAATGACCAATAGTCTCATGTGAATGATGTGAATACATTAACTCTGTTGGGATATAAGCATCAATCTCTTCAACGTTGCTAATAACACCACTGTGTTTAGAAGCGTTGAATTCATCCAATAATTCAGCATAGTTTGATACTGGGGTGTCACTTGTTCTCATCGCAAATTTGGTAAGACCATTAAACGATTCAACTCTTTCACCATATCTAGGTTTTTCAACCTTGTAGAATACATGTCTTTTTACACAGCTAACTTTATCATGTCTGTCAGAACTGTATCTGTAATGTTCTTCAAACCAATTGAATCTACCCAAATATATGTAATCTTCCATTTGTTTGGTTCTGTATGTACAACCCTCAACCAAGTCTTTAACACCGATTTTTTGTGATTGCATTTCAGTGAACTTCTGTGATTCTTGGTAATCAGAACTGGTTGTTGGTAACAATACCAAATCCTTACCATCCCAAGCGTAAACAAAAGTACCTTCAAGACCCTTACCTTTCATCGCGTTGCATTCTTGAAGAATGAACAATAAGTTAGGAACACTGATTTCAAATTCGAAACCTCTTGGGTCGTAAACACGACAATAAGTTGACCTGTGGTCCCAACCATTAGAATAACCACCAACTTTTTTGTTCAATACAAAACCCTCAGTTGGTACGTTGTCAAACTCGATTGGTTTTAAACCTTCATCAGAAGAAACTCTACCAAGACTAGGTTGGTATTTTTCATAAGCAGGGACTCTTTGATTAATATACTCTTCTTCTGTCATTTCAGCATATTGTTTATACCAAGAATATCTGTTAGGGTCTTGAGCATAAGACTTAACATAATCAGCATGGTTTTTTTTCTCTCTAGCAATATTGTCGTTATATTGCTGTCTTCTTTTTTGTTGATAAGTATCATCATCCATAAAATGATATCTCCAACCATCCCATGATGGTTCTTTACGCCATTTTTTACCGTCAAAGCCGATAACATAACCCAATTTTCCACTATAAGTATCGGTTCTTGGGTTAAAACCAACCTTAACTTTTTCTGCAATAAATAGTTTTGAATTCATTCGTTTTTTTTATTATTAATATACGTTATTTTCTAAAAAAATAAAGAGTTTTCACCAAAAAAAGCGAACTTTTTTCAGCTACTAACTCTTTGATTTACACCAACTTAAAGAACATATCTCTAACCTTAGAAGAGATATATTTGTTCACATCTTTTGGTTCAATTTTGTTGTCAACCATGGTATCCATTTCCTCTTTGATAACGTCATTTACCACCCATCTGATTACATCACCCAACTTGTTGTTTTGGATTGGTTCTTCGTTAGGGAAAACGTTTTCAAGCGCTTGGTTGAAACGGCTTTCAGTTACAGCGTATTCAACAAACTTTTGGATTGATTCCAATTTTTCGGTATCAACAGCAGCAAGTGTTTTTACTTTGCTTGAACTGTGTTTCTCACCCTTTACTTTGAAACGGTGTACGTTTCCGTTGAGAGTTGTTGACCATACGATACCTTCACCAATACCAGAGAAACCAAATGCCTTAGCAACTGGACATTCTTCTTCAACCGCAAGGGTAAGTTCTGACAATTTGTTTTGAACCAACTGAGGCATGTTGAAGTCGATATCGATTGTCCATGTTGGGTAATCGTCAATGTTGAAAATTCTGTTTTCTGGGCTTTTCAAGTATGAGTAATCAACCCAATAAGCTGGTTTAACTTTAGCATCTTCTTCTGTTGTGGTGTGAGGTGTAACTTTAACACCAAAGATGAAGAATGATTTTTCAATGTTAGTGATACCAACACCCTTTTGAATGTTACCACCAGCCCATTCACCGTAAATAGTTACAGTATTTTCAAGCATGTCGATTTCGTTTTTGGTGAAAATGCTAGCAATCAACTCAGTGAATAGTTCTTTGTTTGATTCAACAAAAAATGCGAAACCAGCGTTGTCTTTTTTAGGTGTGATAATGTTTTCACGAGACTGAGCCCAAATACCATCTGATAAATTACCAGATACAGCAGCGTTTGTACCGTGAAGTTTAACGGTACCCTTAAACGTAAGCGTTGGCTTTGGTCTGGTGGTATCATAGATTGCATCACCGTTTTCGTCAAGACCAGCAAAATTGTATTGTCTAAGAACAGTAGCAACTACACTTCTGAATTGTTCAATAGACGGAAATTTAATCATTTTTTTCATAATCGTTAATTTTTACCTAGAAAAAATGGGTGCTGTTACACACCCATTTTTGTTTAAATTTATAATAAAATGGTTTGTGTTTAGAACGCTAAACTAACACTTGGTGTTACATAATTCACACCATTCCAGTTGCTGTATGATAAACCGTAGCTTAAATCACCATAGCTTTTAGATACACCTAAACCGTATTCAATAAAACCAGCGTCAGATGTTGCAAAGTAGCTACCAGCACCTAAAATTACACTACCAGTTACTGAACCCAAAGGAAATGTTGGTTGTACTCTTACTTCCCAGAAATAGTTTCTGAAATTTTCACCAGTTGTGTTTGACATTACATCACCGTTTAACTGGCCACGACCAACTGCTAAACCGTACATAACACCCTTACGAACGATACCATACTCAACGCTGGCATAAGTGCTTTGACTGAAAGCTTGATGGTTATCACCTGTTCCAGCATTTGCCAAGGACAAACTTGCCGATACGTAATTTGTTTTTTCTTTTTTAGTTTCTTGGGCTTGTGCCGTAACTGTTAACGCGATGAACGCGATTAATGCATAAAATAAATTTTTCATAATTTTCTTGTTTTTGTGTTTAAAATTAAATTTTTTGTTATTAGGTTACAAAGTTACGAATTTATTTTAACTCTGTCAAATTTTTAATGTTATTTTTTTGTTATTCTACCAAAAGAGTCTTTGCCATGTTCTCAATTTCTTTGATAGACTCAAGTGTATCACAAGTGTCTTTATCATCTCTGAACCCAGCAAATGAAGGGTATAACAATGAATAGTTACCGTCAACATCATGTGACAAACCGTTACATTTACATTGAATTACAGACCCCAACAAATTCTCTTGGTTGTCAGTAACATACTGCATCAATTCTTCAGTAAGACCTTGTGGTCTTGTCTTAACAAGTCCATCAGCAGATTCACAGTTAAGACTTGAGATTACATTCTCGTTCTTGGTACCCTTGGTCCCGTAGTTAAACCCAACGATACGTAAATCGACATCCATTTCAAGTTTCATTTTGATTTGCCATGTTGGTTTACCGTCTTTCCACTCACCGTCCCATGCTTTAAGGATTGTACCTTCTTCGCCAGCTGACAACACTTCTTGGAAATGTGTCATGGCTTGTGCATAGTTGTGAACAATCAAACCTTCGATGATGTTTACGTGAGTTGAACCGACCTTCTCAATCGCTCTTTCCAAATAAGCTAAACGCTCAGCATATTTAAGTTTTGATGATTTGTTGAAGTATTCATCAACTGTGATACGGTCCCAAACAGTGTAACGGATTTTATCCAACGCCTCTTCAACTGAACCATGTTTGTCAGTAAACGCTTTTAATTTCTTCTCGTTTTCTTTTTCAGTTCTTGAATCTTTTTTACCCAAGATATCAATAAGAGAAGCGATGATACCGTTTGATTCATAACGAGGTGTATCAATCATTGTTAACTCACCATTTAACACACAATCTTCGAAGTATGTTAATTCTTCCAAGAACTTAGCGCCAGTAAGAATTGTTGGTTCACCTTGACGAGATTCCAATTCCACTTCACCGCTACGGATAACAGCGTTACAGTAACGACCATCCATTTTGATTTGAGAAATACCCTTACCGCCTTTTTCAAAGATTTTACGAGCTTTCTTCTCATCGAAAGAGACAGCGCCCATATAAGGTGTTTCTTCAATAAGACCCTTGAATACTTTGTTCATGAATGTGGTACCCATACCAATCTTACAATCTTTCTCGATGATACGTTCGATAATATAAGCATCATCATGAGAAACACCACTTAACAAAACTACTAACCAGTTTATCGCTTGGGTTCCAGTGTATTCTCTGTTCGATATTTTTTCAAGTCCAGCTAAAGCCCATTCAAGGGTTTCTGAACCTTCATTATCTGGTGTGTATTCTGGAACACGTTTCAAATAGAATTTAACTCGTTTAGAGTTTGCCATGTAAAGGACTTTCTTTAATAACTCATTGTCTGAGTATTTTCTAAGGATATCAACCTTAGCGTTGTTACCGCTCTCAGCGGCAATCTCGTCAAATATTTGTTTTATCGTCATGTTGATTAAAGTTTTGTTATTGGGTCTACTTCACATGTAACTTCGTCACCAGTGAATTCTTTTTGTAATTTTGCCAAAGCATCAATAAATTCTTTTACAGTTTGCTTCGCATTTTCACCGTGAGCCTTTAGGGTTATCTCCCATTCACCAGTAATAGTTTGTTTTGCTTTAAACTCAGCAGCAGCCTTGGCCATGTTCTTGGCTTCTTGTTCACGCATAGAGGCTTCAGCTCTGTCGTTTTTCCAATCGTCACTCATATTTGTATTAATTTAAGATTATCGAATCACCCTCTTTCTTGTTTAGGTACAAGTCTGGGTTTATTGTATAGACATCCTCACCCTTTTGGGTTCTGATTACCATTTTATTGTTAGGGAGTTTTTTGGTCACAAGACCACGTGTTGGCGGTTCTGGTTCTCTTGTCGCTAAGAAGTATACACCACCAATAATCAAACATAATATGATTGTCATAAATAAACAACCCATACCAGATTTCTTGTTACCAGAACCACTAGCGGCCTCAAGGCCTAATTCTGCAACACCTACTATTATCTCACCGATTGCTTCGTGTGCCATGATGTTATTGTTTTAGGTTACAAATATACGAAAAATATTTAACCCTCCAAACTTTTACCCAATAATTTTTCCAAGTGGTCCCACATTGGTCTAGCCCCTATTGGTGTGTTTAAATACAAAGCACCTTTAAACTCAGCGTATTCCTTGGCATACATGTCAATTTTACCACCATGTTCAATGTTGGCAATTCTATCAGCCAATTTAAGAATAATCGCATCTGGATTGCTGGCAGTCTTAGGAAGAGTTTTCTCTTTTTTCTCTTTTCTGTTTCTACCAAGCTCGTCAGTTACACAGAAAACCATTTCAGCAACTTCAATACCGAAGTGTTTTTTGATGTCGTTATAGCTAATACCATCGTCCTCTATGCTATCATGTAGATAACCAGAAACAATGTATTTTCCAGAATACCCAAAACGCTTCAACACATCAACAACATCGTCTAAGTGTTTTTCGTATGGGAATATTTCGTCATAGGATTGGTTGCTGTGTGCTTTAACAGCTACCATTCTAGCTTCTTTGTATGTTTTATCTGTGTAAATCATTATCGTCTGATTAAAAGGTATTTGTATTTGTTTTCTTTCTCTTTGACTTCTGGTAAATCAATACCAGTCGCTGGACTAATTTTAATATCTGGAAAATTCCAGTTAGGGTAATAGTTATTATAACCCATTAGTTGTCCATATTCGTTGATTACATTACCGTATTGGTCTATTTTGTTCATCTTCATCGTCTGATTAAAAGGTATTTATAATTATTTTTTGGTACTTCTTGTGATGGAACATCAGTTGCTTCTAATTCCCAACCGTATCGTTCAAATTTACGTGGAGCGTAACCTCCATTACATTTTCTCCACCTTTTTTCAGTGGTTGCTGTAAGATTACAACCATTTAGAGAACCAATGTGACTAGCGGTAGTTAAACTCCCGTCATTGTGTCTAACCACATCTACTTCCCAACCACCACCATCTCGGAAATAACCATAATGTTTACCATCATAAGTTAACCTTAACGCAGTATTACCGTTCATCAATACGAACTGTGGATATAAGGGTGTTATTTTTGCCATATTTTTTATTTTAAGAGTTATGCTCTAACCCCTTAGGATTAGAGCATTTTGTATAACAATTTGTCATCGTAGTTAACAATGAAGTTTTCTACTGAATCAACTTTACCATCAACAAGACCGAAATACAACCCAGTGAATTGTTTCAAGTCATATTTACCACAAACTTCAAAGACAGCCGCAGCATATCTTTTCTTTTCTTCTTTGGTAATGTTTTTTGGTTTACGAGCGCTTAACTCAACCCAAACTTCATTCAACTTATCAACCAACTTATCGTAATTTTCTTTAAGTCTGAATAATTCATCTTTTCTTTCTGGGAAAGTTGAAGCGAATTCTTCAATCTCGTTAGATTTAACGATAGTTATGATGTTGTGTTCAGCTGTTTTACCTTTCAAGTGGTGAACCGCAACGTAAGCTGGGTTTTTTATCTTGATACGGTTGAAGTTAGCGTCAACTACAACGTAGCCTTCGTCGTGCCATATCATGTTTTCAAAGGTTCTTAACAAAACACCAACGTTGTTAGCGTTTAAGTCAAATCTTTTAACAAGTGGTACTCTCAACGATTCTGCAATCATAGTTAAGTCTTTCCATGAAACTTCTTGCAAAGTAACAAGGTTTCTAACAGTCAACAAAGTTGCTGATGATTCACCGTGTGGTTTTACAACGATGTTGTATGGAGTTGTTAACTCGAATACATACACGTGGTCTTTATCAAGCATGCATGGGTTTAACGCATATTGTTTTGTAACAGTGTCCCAAAACAACGAGTTGAATGTAGTTCCCATTTTGTTGTTAACTTCACCTTCACCCTCAGCTGTACCAGTGGTACCAGCAAACCATTCGTTTTTATGCCAATCCCAATATAGTTGGATAAGTGTACCGTCAAGTTTTTCTAATACGTGCGCTGTGTTCCAATCTACTTTATGTGCGTTTGATTCCTCAGCGTTGAAGAATTTGGTGAACGCCAATGACATAACATCCCATGAACCTTTTTCAAGGATAAGTCCTCTACATTCTTGAACTTCTATGTTTGACATAAGAGTTGGTGCAGACAATTGGTCGTATTTCAATAACACTTTGTAGTCGTATTCACGAACCTTTAATTGAAATTTGTTAACGGCTGCATTTAAACCGTGTTGTCTTATGTAATTTTGTATCTGTAACATAACTTTTTATTTTTTGTGCAAATATATGTGTTTTTTTCTAATGCACAAAAATATTTGCGTTAATTATTTATCATCTTCTTCATCATCGATATCATCATCGTTGTCAAGGTCATCGAGTTTACCGTTTCTGGCATCATCGATTAAACCATCAATACCACCTAGGATGTTTTCGTAAGTGTCCGATTCAGCTTTTTTTCTGATAGCCATAAGCACTGGGTCTCTGTCTTCTTCTAGCGATTCAACCAATTTTTTTGCTGAATACATTGAAACCAAATCACCAAATTTCATAACGTCTTCGTCATCAAAACAAATACCACCTAAAAAAATAATCATACTCCCTAATTGAGCTATGATAGGGTCCTCTTTTTCTCTACCTTCTTCAACTAAGGCTTTACCCATTTGAACAAATTTTGACGTAAGTTGAAGACGTCTTTCTGGATTTTTCATATAATAAGATTTTTGCAAATATACTAAATAAACAAATACGATACAACTATTTGCTGTAATAATAACGTGGTACACTAACCTTTACACCATATCTAGCACCTATGGCTTCTATACCATCTGTAAATTTTGTGTCAATATCACATGTTTCTTCAGAAACACCTCTTAAATAAAGCGTGTATTGAGACTTTCCTAGCCAATTTTTTTCTTTTCGTAAATCTTTAACACTTACAGTATTACCATCAAATTTGTGGATTTCCATGAAAGCGTTTAAGTCGTCTTTTAGTGTTTCTACATCAATATCCATTTGAAATGGTACACCCATTGACAGCAAGGATTCACTTACCAATTCATTGTATCTACCAAAACTTCCGTTGATTAGAACTTGCATAGGAACCCATTTAACAACATGTGGTTCGTTATGGTTTATTTCACCAGAATACTTGGCCAAATATGTATAACCCATATTACCGCTCTTGTGGATAGCAAAAACCAATTGTAAATCTGAAACATCTAAACCAGTTTCTTCTTTACATTCTCTTATGGCTGTAACCATTGGGTCGTTGTTATCCTCTGGGTCCATCTTACCACCTGGTAAACCGAAATCAGTGTGGTTGTCTTTTCTAGACACACCAAGGATGAGTCCTAGTTCGTTAATTAAAACTACTTGTGCTGTTATCATAATATCTTTTTTTGCAAATATACGATATATTATCAATATATGCAAATAAAAAAAGGGGTCTTAAGACCCCTTTTTAACATCCGTTACAACACCCATTATATTAAATGGTTTTATTTTTTTCCAGTTGGTTATGTCATTGGACATAACTGGTTTTCCACCATCTGGATTTATGGCAATTGTAACGTGTGGTATTTGTTTGGTTGATGGATATCCATCAACCTTTACAGCCATTGCCATATCTGACAACCCTAACTCAGTTACAGTTAAAGTTACTTGCTTACCCAAGTCTTCTTGGTTTGGTACTGGTTTACCCAACGCAATAGTCATGTGGTGAGCAATAACTTTCCAATCATCAGGAATTAAATCATCAACTCTCGACAACAAAGCTGCTCTGGACCCTTCATCCAATACAACAGCTGAGTATAAGATATCAGACTGTTTGTACATGTCTTTGGATTCCAACACGCTTTTAAGTGTCATAGCACCTTGTCCTTTGTGTGATTCAATCATTGATTTAATTTTTTCAAGAGGAACACCGTGAGTGTTTCTTCCAGCCAATTGCTCAGCTGTAAGACCACCAGTACCAACATCAACGAATTTTATGTTGTGGTCCGCTAAACCCAATTCCAATGCAGCCTTAACAGCGGCCTTTGGTTCGTTTTGTTTGATGTTTGTGTTATCAAGGATAACTGGTGAAACACCTTCTTTTAACGAAGCTACAACGTTTTTCAAGTTGGTTGAGTGCGCACGTGACAATGGTGTGAAATCCTTAGATTCAACCATCAATTCGAAAAATTTGTTGTAGTCACCTTGTGATTCTATAACAGTATCTGTTGAATGGATAACTCCTTCACCTACTAGTTCTTTGGCTTTTGTTGATTTGCCAGAACCAGGTATACCACGCATCACGATAAGCACTTGGTCTGGTCTTGAAACCGAAACCCCTAATGAGTTTTTTAACATACCTTCTCTTAATATTGTTCTTATTTCTTTTTTCATGATGCAAATATACTACTTATTTTTAAACTACAAAACTTTTTTAGGTTTTGCATACATTAATTTTTTAACGTTCGGGGTTATTGAGAAATTTGGGACTTCTTTTTCACACCATCTTAAATAATTTGGATTTGTTTTGGCAACTTCACCAAGGGTTTTACCCTTATGTTTTCCAAACGGTAAAACGTCATCCTCATCTAAGGGTTTATATTTCTTTGTCGGTTTAGGTTTTTTATCTTCTTTTAACACATCTTTGGTGTTTTTTAAACCGACCATGTGTAAAAGTATCTTAGCCTCATCTTTAGCATCAACCCCAGCCCTATGTTCTTCAATGTAAACTTCCCCATCTTTCATGAAAAACTGGTTGTAAATTTCTTCTACTGATGGTTTTTTAACTTTGCCATTTTTGTCTTTGTATTGTGAATATTGAGTCGCGGTATGCATTAAGCACTTAACATCATCCATTTTAAAACCAGCCGCTTTTAAAAACCTAAGGTCAAACGACTTATTATAAGCTGTCATTTTGTATTTATCAAACAACGCTTGAATCTCGTCTTTATAATCACTTAATGGCTTTGCGTTTTCAACATCCTCAACTGTGAGGGTTGTGTTTTGGAATATCCAAGCGTTTTTATGTTTTTTTGAGTTAAATTTATCGTGTTTGATAACATTATCAAATACCAATTCAATTTGTTTTGTTTCAGTGTCAACTAGAGCAATACCTATTTCTACTATTGCATCCGAATTAACAAAAAACCCTGTTGTTTCAATGTCTACTACTAATAATTTCATGTTTTTGTGTTAAAAACAAAGATACTAATTTTGTTTTAAACTGTAAACATTTTAACTGTAATAAGTGTCAATACCATCCCAAGTTATCCCATAATCAATAAGAACAATAGTATCAACACCATCTCTTTTAACAAGCCCATATGAACTAAGTCTTTTTAAGTCACCAACTGGTGTGTCATAACCACCCATAAACGTGAAAATATCGTAAATAAATTCGTTGTCCCACATGGCATCATATTTTGCTTGGTCTAAATCTGAACGACTCCAACTTCTACGAGCTCTTTGTGGGTTAGCAGCTTCAAAGTATTTGTCTAAACCAGCACAATAGTCGTCAAAACTAACACCAACAACTTTTTCAAATATCTTGGGTGTTACTTTTCTAGCCAATTCCATCTCAACCCATAAGTTGTTTTGGTCATATGCGAATACTTGAGCTGTAATGTCTTTTATGTCGTAGTAGTTTGAATACTCAGCTTCAATCTCATTTTGATTAAGACCCTTCTCATTTCTTGCAATCTTAAGCACTTTGGTATCATCAACCATATACACAATTCTAGACGAACCAGATGATATTCTTTTAAGCCTTTCTTGACAGTATTGGATTCTTTTGTTGAAGCTAGTTAATTTTGAGAATTCTTCCAAATCAAAATTAGACGGGTAATCCTCTTCAAGATATGACTCGATTACCTCGTAAACTAAACTCTCTGATAATTTTTGTTTAATAAAATGTTTCATTACCGATATTTTTAAATAAATATCTGAAAATAATGAATAAGACAGCGGAGAGTGTGGGATTCGAACCCACGGGCCCCTTTCGAGGCCACGGTTTAGCAAACCGCTCCAATAACCACTCTGGCAACTCTCCATAAATAAAATAACAATCCCACCCTTGGGTCGTGACGGGCTACAAAGGGATTAGTGGAATTCCGTGTGTAAGTCACCACTGTACCAGTCCGTATCTACCTTGAATTTAATCAGTCACTGTTGGGAGGCTACCCCTATCAACACACCTAGTTTCTTTTCAGGAATATCTTGAAGGTGAAACAAACCTTGATTGTTATTTTATTTGTACCCCCACAGGGATTCGAACCCCGATTATACATCTTAGAAGGATGTTGCATTTCCATTTATGCTATGAAGGCATGTATTTGGTGACTCTGGTAGGACTCGAACCTACGACCCACAGATTAGAAATCTGTTGCTCTATCCAACTGAGCTACAGAGCCAATTATTTAGTGACCACGGTAGGATTCGAACCTACAACCTCCGCAGTCGTAATGCGGTGCGCTATCCAGTTGCGCCACGTGGCCAATTTTAGTACCGCATTCGGGAGTCGAACCCGATTATTCATCTTTATGAGGGATGAACGTTTTCCAATAACCTGCGGCTTCTTTCAATCTTTGCTTTAATCTCAGCAATCTTTTCTGGACTTGGATTTCGGTCTACTGTATAGGTAACACCCATTTTATCCAAGTAATCATAAAGACGCTGCATATCAGCTTCACTTGTCTTTTCCATTTTTGTTTTATTTTGCGGCCTCGACAGGACTCGAACCTGTAACCCTTGAGTTAACAACTCACCGCTCTAACCATTATAGCTACGAGGCCTTATTATTTGAGGGCGGAGTGGGACTCGAACCCACGACCAGTTGATTAACAGTCAACTGCTCTACCGACTGAGCTATCCACCCTTTTCTTGCTCTTCGGGGGAATTTTGAAATCCCGACCATCGCCTTAACAGGGCGCCGCTCTGCCTCTGAGCTACCGAAGAATTTAATATTTTTACCGAAACACCGAGTACCACAATTACGGTGTGCCTCCACGCCATTCCGTGGACCAATGCTGTTTTTACCCGTGGTTACACCATTCGGTAGGGTAGTGGATGTACTGGGACTCGAACCCAGACTAACGGTACAGACTTACCTCTCCATAGAGTAATTCCAATTGATTATGTCAGTCTTATTAGTAATTACACCCTTTAGTGGTCCATACAGGGCTCGAACCTGTGACCTTCGCGTTATGAGCGCGCCGCTCTAACCAACTGAGCTAATGGACCCTATTTTAATTTATCGAAAAGATACCTTAAATAATCTTCGTTAATATCATCATTGAATTCATCTTCTTCTAAATAGCTTTCTTCTATTTCAACATTTTCGTCTAATCTTTTATCCAGAACATCAAGAGCAATTTTTGTTACTTCTTTTTCTCTACCTTTTAATTCTGGAGCGTCAATCAAAATAAATAAACCAACCAACGATTCAACAATTTTTATTACGTTCTCACTGTATTCTCTTTTCATAGTTGTGACGATGGGACTCGAACCCATATTGTGCTATAAGCACCCAGCGTATCAGGCTGGTGACTAAACCATTCATCCACGTCACAGTGTTTGTAGGACCGAGCGGACTCGAACCGCTAACCTCTTGAGTATCAGTCAAGTGCTCTAACCAGTTGAGCTACGGTCCTATAATTCGTTGCAAAGATACAACTTATTTTTTAATTTCCAAATTTTTCAACGAACTTTTTTTGAAGAGAGGGTGGGACTCGAACCCACACACCTCTAGGGCCTACCGCTTTCAAGGCGGTTGCAGTTAGGCCAACTCTGCTTACCTCTCCATTATTTAGCACGGCCACTAGGACTCGAACCTAGAACTTTGGTTTTGGAGACCAAGATTATACCATTTCACTATGGCCGTATTTAATTTGTTATCGAGGGATTCGAACCCTCACACCCTCACAGGGGTTACGGTTTACCTGCCGCAGTCATTACCCAGTTTACTCTTTTGACTCAGATAACAAATTTAGGGTGAACGAGGAATTTTGAAATCCCGACCTTCTGAATCACAATCAGACGCTCTGCCTCTGAGCTACGCACACCATGTTTATTTTCTCCCTTTTAACCAACCATCATTTAGATAAGTTTCAAGGTCTTCTTTTTTAATCTTTTTATTAGCACCATCCTTGGTTATCCAACAAGTACCATATTGACTATTTGATTCACCAACACCAGTACCTTTTCTTATTTCAGATATCAACTGTTTAGTTTCTTCAGAATGTTTTTTCCCATTCCAATCATAATTAACATTCCTATCAATTTTACCTTCTTCATATGCTTTTTTAATCGATTTAGACAACGTATCACTTTTTTTCTTATTCCACTCTGGGTCTTGTCTTAAAAGTTTTTGTTTTTCATTTGATTTAATAGCATTTAATTTTTGTTCTTCACTAGTAAACCCACGACCACCTTCACCGCCAACAATTAAATTCATACATAAGTACTCTTTAATTAATTCTTTATTAACTATCTCACGTTCTCGCTTAGCTAATTTTTCTCTAGTTGGTAAATATTCAAGGATTTCTTTTGTGTGGTTTTCTACGCCATACTTTCTAATTGAATATCTCAACCTTTTACCACTTCCCATATAACCATCTTCTAGGTTACACGTACTATGCATCCCTACATAATATTTTCCAGTTACATTACATGTTGTTTTATATATGTAATGTATTGTTTTTTCTTTTCTTGCCATTGTCGTATATCTTTTTAATATAAATATACGACAAAGTACAAAAAAGTCAAGTGGGTGACTGATGGGGTTCGAACCCACGGCCTTCTGAACCACAATCAGACGCTCTAACCAGCTGAGCTACAGCCACCATGTTTAATTTACTTTCACCGCATTTTTGCGGTGATTATCACCGCTATTCACCGCATGTGTAAATTTTGCGGAGGAGGTGAGACTCGAACTCACACGTCCCTTTCGGGTACCCTCGGTTTTCAAGACCGCTGCCGCTAGGCCAACTCGGCTTACTCCTCCGTATTTATAATAACAAAAATTTCAATGAACCCACCTTCTTTTTTAAATTTCAGTTCGCCAGTATATCCACTAGCATCTGCCATTTTTCTGTACTTGTCAACTATGAGGTCAAAATTCTCTGTTAAGTCGACAGCTTTTTCTCTACCTAAACATTTTACTAATTCACCCATAGTCTTAAAATAAAAAAACCCGACTTAGTTTTAACTTGTCGGGTTTATGTTTTATATTGTTTTAAGGTTTAGGTCCAAGTCCCTCCACCTTTACAATTAGACATACCCGACTCTGGGTGACTATTGCGTCTCCAATTTCTCGAAATCATATGTATGTTAATTGTTCTCATTGTTGTTTTATTTTTAATGTTGTTTTTTAAATTCTTTGCAAAGATACGAAGACTTTTTATACGAGTCAAGTTTTTTTGCAATTTTTTTTCTATTTTTTTCTTTTTACCGTTGCTCTAGAAACTTGAACTGTTTTTCTACTGTTAGTTGTACCTTTTCTTGTTTCTATAACTCTAGTGTGCGCTTTTCTTTTATGTGTCGGCATATCGTTTTATATTAAATATGCTTAAAGATAAAAAAGTTTCAAAAAATGTAAATATTATTTTAATTATATATGACCATTTAAATTTCGTTAGCGTTCAATATATTTTTTACCGTTAAAAGAAACTTCAACAAAAGACCATGTTGGGTTTAATACTTCTTTTAATATTTCATTAACTTTTTCATGAACTTGTGACACACAAAGATTAACCCTTTCATCGGTTGTAACTTCTGGGTTATCATAGTTTATATTTATTTTAGCAAATGAATATTGACCGATATTTTCATTTAAACTAGTTTCATCAGTATTTTCATTTATCAACCCCTTTGATTCTAAATATCTTTGTTCAGTCAGCAAATTAGCTTTTTTAATATTTTTAATTTTATCAAATCTTCTCATATCAATAATTTAATTATAAATATCATAAAAATTTAAAAAATTTCTGCTGTGATATAAACTTCATTTGTAGTTCCAACCAATTCTCTTCGTTTGAGCCAATCGTTTAAGTTATTAAGACCCTTGAATTGTTGGCCCCAGATATAACCATAACCCAAAGATTTTGGGTAGTCTTTTAGTTTGTTACCCCAGCCTTGTCCTCTCACTGATTCATCAACAGCTAGAAGTAAACCTTCAACACCTATAAGACCAACGTATTTGTCTTGTACGTATTGTGATGGCAACTGATGGTTTCCTAGTATATAAACACCCTTTATATTGTCATCATCATCCAACAGCAAGGCTGATTGTTTCCAATTAGCATTGGCTAGGTCTCTCATATAATAATCAAAACCACCTCTGGAGATTACGTGTTTAAAAAAAGGGAAACTGAAATCTAAGACTTCTTGAACTTGGTTTAAATTGATACCTTGTTTAATTTTCATTTGTTAATATTTCAAAAAATTGATACTGTCTTGGGGACCAAATGTGGTCGAGTTGTTCTTGTGTGTATTGTATTTGACCGAGCCATGGGTCAAGTATGTTGTATTTTTCGTTATCATACCCATTTACAATTATCCAATGTGGAACCCCTTGTGTGATTGTTCTAACAATTGGAATATTTTCAGAATCAATAACACTTTTTAACAATAAGTATGGGTTGGGAGAGTGTACGTATTCAACATATTTCATATCGTACTTCTCAAAGCCTCTTACCATTCTTTCTGGTGGCGTTCCTACCACCCAATCAGTTCCACAATCTTCAGCGATTTCTTCTATGGGCTTTGTGATAAATACGTCAAAAGGTAAGTCGTTGGGTTTATTGATTATGTAGTTAAGCGCCATGTACAAACATGTTGGTCCACATGTGTTGCCAGTTGGTTGCTGCTTATAACTAATCGTAATCTTCTTCATAATCGTCACCGTAGTTGTCGTACATATCGTCTATATCGTCTTCGTCGTCATCAAAGTCTGAATCATCTTCATCGCCTATGATTTCTTCTAAGAATGCTTCATCAATAAATACTCCGAATGAATCACCAAACAATTTTTTAAGTGATTTAGCTTCTTCGTTTGTGATTTCTTTAAAATCGATTCTTGATAAGAAATCATCTCCACTTGAAAATTCTAATTCGTCTTGACCCATTGCGTATACGAAAGGCCATGTAATGCTCATCGCGGTTTCTTCAAAGCTATCAACCTCTTTTTCGGTCATAACGGTAAAACCGTTGATTTCAATATCATCTAACGTGTCAGTAAATGTTACTAAAAATTTTGTCATATTCTTTTTGGTTTATACGAATAAATATACTAACACGTTAGTTGAAATCAAGTTTATTTTTCATAAATTGTTTAAAACGTTCAAAGTCTTTTTTTGAACCTAATATATGAGTTTTATTTGCAAATCTTATTGCAAAATCTGCCGAATGTAAAGACAACACAAATTCTAACGATTTTGGTTTATTGATATCAAATGTTTGATATATTAAATCAGCGCCTTCTGGAAATATACCACGTTGAAAATCATCAAAAGACACAGCTTTTGGGTTCGATACGTCAATGACAACCGCTTTAGTGTTTCTACCCCAATGATTTACATTTTCTTCATCTCTATTATTCGTTAAAAATATACCTTCTCTAGCAGTAAAGTCTTTATCAACAAATTTTCTTCTTGGTGCTCTGTCATTGAATTCATCAAAATCGTTATTTGTACCATGATAAAGAATATTTTTAACTTTACTATTAGGAAAAATAGTTTTTAAATATTCGGAATATTCTTTTGGTGTCCCAATTGAATTAAATTCAGGGTGTTGTTCATATACAAAATACACACCAGAATCAATGTCATTATTAATGTCATTGACTTTGTCTATCATTTTACGAATATTTTCACTCATGTGTTTAACTATTTTAATAATTTTTCAAAGTTAGCTGTTTCCATTTTTTGAATGGCTTTACCCAACTCAGGACCTGGTTTCAAGTCGAACTTCTCCATTGCCTCAGGGCCGCTAACACTAAGTCTGTATTGTTCAAAAGCGTTTAGCAATTTTTCTGGTATGTTTTCTTTCTCACCAAATTCTATAATTTGTTTATCAGAAACACCCGCAGTTTGTTGCATCTTTTTAAGCAAGTATGCTGTATCAACACTCAACTTTAACAATGAAATCAAAAACACAATAGCTTTGATTTCGTTATCTGAGTATTTCAATTCATTTAGCTTTTTTCTTAATAAATCAATATCATTATCCTTTAACAAACTAGCCAATTCAACAATATAACTATCAGCTTTACCAGATTTATTAGTGTACGCTTTTTTGTTCAATAACATGTTAGGTAATATCCATCTGAATAAATCATATTTATCTAACATTTCCATGTATTTTTTAAGTGATTTAGCTGATATGATACCTTTAATGAATTCATCTCTTATACGCTCTTGGGAAATATTTTTTGAAGTTTTTGAACCATCTGGATTTATATAAACTGGAAAACCACCTAATCTAGAATCTTTTTTTAGGGCAGCATCTGTTTCTGGTTCTAAATCTTTCCCAAATAAACCAGCAAATCGTACTGCTCTAAGTATTCTAAGTCTATCTTCACCAAATCTATCTTCTGGGGCACCAACTGTTCTAACTGTACCGTTTTTAAGGTCATCAACACCACCTACAAGGTCAACAATTTCTTTTGTATCTATGTCATAGAACAATGCGTTGATTGTTAAGTCACGTCTTTTAACGTCACCTTCTATGTTGGTAAATGAAACTGCGTCTGGTCTTCTGCCACTAGATAAATCTTCTCTAAATGTTGCGATTTCGTATTCCCCTTGGTCTGTAAACACGTTGATAACACCGAATGCTTTACCCGTTGGTAGAGTTCTGAACCCCGCATCTTGCATTATTTCTTCAACTTTGTCAGGAACAGCGTCTGTTGCTAAGTCAAAGTCTTTAGGTGTTTTACCCAAAAGAGCATCACGCACAGCGCCACCAACCACATATAATTTGTATCCGTTTTTGGTAAACACCTTTTGGATTTCAATTATATCTGACGGTATCTGGAAGTCGAATTTAATTCTTTCTTCCATGACAAGCCCTTCTCTAAGTATTTGTTTTATTTGTGTTTTCATTTTGCAAAGATACGAATTGTTTTTAAATAAAAAAATTTCTTAGTGATTTTTTTATTTCATTTAAATTTCTAGACACTTGTTTTTTCTCTTTTGGTTGTTTAATTCCAAAATCCATTATCTTCATGGCCGTTGGTAAATCTAGATAAGTTTCAATCATTCTATTTACAAAGCTATCATAAATTTCACCATCATCGTTAGAATCACCCATATCTCTGTTAGCCATATTGTATAATCTTCCAGCATCCCCACCATAATCTGAATAATCATACATAAGCGGTTTTGTAAGCACATGCATGAAATTTTCTGAGTCTGAAGGATATGAAAAATCTATAATTATGTAACAATATCCGTTGGTAGAATTTTTATACCAATCTTCCAGATTATTAGAACTACCTTTTTTATTGTAAGTAAAACACCAAACAGAATTACAACCAATTTGTTTTATACCTTCTGGTCCAGAAACTTCGATAATCATTATGTTACCTTTGTTGTATTTAACTTTTAACTCATTAGCGTTCTGTTTATCTTGTTTAAGGATTTGTTGTATTTGTTCTCTACTTAAATCGAAACCACCCAATAGACTATCTTTGTTGTAAAGGAAATCCATTACGTCATCAAGCGTTGTGTTGTTTGTGAATATCTTAGCTAGAATTCTACGTCTGGCATCTTCATTTCTATTGTTTAATTGACTAAGATATCTATCACCATTTTCCAACATATCTCTATAACGGTTCATTTCGTTACCATCTCTCTCTTTTCGTATATCAGCTTTCATGTTTCGCTTTGCGATTGATGGCCATTCGTTAAAAATGTTAATTATCTTTGCGCGCTGAGTTAATGCTCTGATTAAACCATTTGTATCTTGAACACCGTTTATGTTGAATCCTTTGATTGGAAAGACATTTTTATTATATTCTTTTAATTGGTTGTATAACGGTCTTAATTTTTTTAAGTCTTCAATATTCATAACATCATTCTCTGGTTTTTCAGTTTCTTGATGTTCTGGGTCAATCTGTTTTAAAGCCCAATCACCAGTTCTATGATTATTCATTAACATTGTATGATAAATGTCAGTCATAATTTTAGTGTATGGGTCTCCATTGGTGACGCGTAATATTATTTCTCTAACTCTAGGTGATAATTCACCAGAATTAAAATAAACTTTATCAGCCAATTGTAGGTTTTCTTTAAGTAATTTCTTAATCAGTTGTTTCATCTTTTTTAAATGGATTTGTGTTGCCAATTCCGTTGGCCTCATAATACAGGTCCCAATCCAATATTGATTCGTTGGTAGCTCTAGCGTTTATTTTTGACATAACATCTGATTGTTCATCATCCTTAGCCAGAGCATATAGTTTGTGTATTTTTTTTATCATTTTATCACTAAAATACTTGAAACGTTTTTCTTCATATTTAAAGAATTGTTGGTAAGAATCGAATTTATCTAAGTTTTTTTGATATTTTTGTATTTCTTTTCTAGCAACTCTATTCATTTGTAATAACATACTAATAAATGGGTCGTTTAATCTAGCTGAGGATTTGTAGCTTTCAACCTTATGACTTCTGATTAGGTCAAATGTTACTTTCAATAGTAAACTAATCAATTCGTCTTCAGTCGGTGGAATATCATAACCAGCATCATCTAATATTTTTGCTATGCGTCTTCTATATGGTCTTAAATCGTTTATAAGACCTTCTAATGAGAATGAATTTATTTTCTTTAAATTGTTGTAAGTATCATTTGTTTTTAAGAACTCCAAGAATTGTTTTTTGGTAATGTCTAATTGCTCAATATATGAGGCAACTTCAGTGGCTCTAACAGCATATTCTATTTCTGTCATAAAATACAAATCATGAATGAATTCATCCAATGGTGGTATTTGTGTTTGTATCTGTGTATAGACTCTATACTCACTATCCGATTGTATTGGCCTAGATTTGATTTTTGTGAGGTCAAAAGCGTGTTTAAGTTCATGAGTTATCGCCATTGTAAGTTTAGGTTGTTCTTTTTCCAAGGAAGCAAGAACATCACCAACAGTCGTTGTTGGGCTCACAGCGATGTTTATAAATAATTTTGTTTGACCTTCTTTATTTATAACAATGTTTCTAAATTTATCTGGGTCAAAACTACTTCGATTTCTTACACTCATACCATATACTACTGGTAACGATGGGTCTGGTCTTTGGATTGTATTTAAATTGATTTCAAGTTTTATCTTACTAAACACTACATCACCGATTTTATATTCACCTCTTAATGTAGTTTTTTTCTTTATTGCAAAGATACTTGCATCAGAAGGTTGTTGTCTAAAATATTCCAATAATTCACCATATACTTGAATTCCAACTTTGGTCAAGTTTTCTGGTACCCCTAGGGCTTCTCTAAGTAATTGTTTAATTATATTTTTCATACCTATAAATATTCAGTAAAATAAAAAAGGGCTTGTTACAGCCCTTATTTTTATTGTTTTACCAACTCTAATTCTTTAACTTTAGATTTGATTTTTTCAACTAAGTTCTTGTTGTCAGTAAGACTTAATTCGCTTTCAATCGATTCTACCAAATTTCTCATCGCTTTGAAATATGGAATTGATGAAGTCTTAACGTATTGTGGGAACAAACTGTGTTTTAAATCCCATTTATATCCGTTGGTGTTAACCACTCTGATATTTACGTTTTCACCAGCAATTGTAAGTGTTGCGTAGTGTAATTCACCATCTCTAGTAAAAGGGATGATTTTGTAAAATGTTTTTTCGTTGATAACGAATAAGTGTTGTGCTGATTTAGCAATGTAAGCCTTAGCTTCTTTGATTTTTTGTTCTTGTGTTTTCATTTTTGTCCAAGTTTAAGTTTATTTTTATTATTTTTCGTTAGTCTTGGACAATAATTAAAACTTAACATCTTTTTTTACCACAATATGTTTCTGTTTGAGAATGACAATTAGCACACAAAAACCTTAAGTTTTCTAATCTATTGTCATTATTAACACCATTTATATGGTCTAACTGTAATGAAAGAGGTTTACCCATCCATTCACCTAAGTTTCCGCAAGTTTTACATTTGTATTCTAATTTTTCTTCTTGTACTAACCTAATTTTTAATCTAAAATTATTTGTGTATTCAGAATTTTCTACTAATATATCTTCCAACGGTACTCTATGGTTTCCACAAACCCATCTATTTGAGGTTATGGTTAACCCCTCACTGGTGATTCTTTCTTTTATTCTTTTAAAATTGTAACCAGTTTTGGTATAGTTTAGTTTTTGACAAATCTCACCAATACTAGTTGACGTATCAACTAAATATTTAATTTGTTCAGATGTTTGTTCGTCTATTTTTGTTTTTTTCATAATATTTTTTTATTATAAATATACAATAAAGACAAAAAGTTTTAATTGTTGTCCAAGATAGTGTCCAAGTTAAAACAAACTTAATTTGGTGGTCGTGCAATCTACATCATGATTTCTATGTTTTAAGTGTTAATAA